CCCTCTTATGTATACATAAGAGGGGTGGAGTTATAGTGCTAGTAAATCAGGGCTAAATTTGACAGTGAGCAGGATTGGTATAGTGCTAGTAAAGTCTTTATGAATGATATTCTGTGCAAATCTCTTGCTCCGTATATCATTCATAAAGACACCCTGGGTTTCGGCCTGGGTTACCATATCGTTAGAGCCACTAGAATGGCCCCCGGCTGGGGATGAAGGTCCTGGACCCATGAGCAGGACCCTGAACCCGTAAGGGAAAGATGTAGATCCCGGGCGGCCAGGTACGGGAATAGGAAAAGCCCCCTAAAGGGGGCTTTTCAAGTTTATGAATCAATTACGGAGCAGGGAACGGGATAATATTGTGAGTCCCTGGTGAGAGTTTCACAGTGCACACCGTCGCACCCTTTCGTATATACACCTCTACGCCCTGCTCCGGGATAAACCCCCGTAGGGGGTTTACTCTACTGTCACCTCTATGATCCGAGGCTTGGTAGCCACATCCTCTGGGAAGGTTATGGATAGGATTCCAAGTTCAAGTGTCGCCTTCGGGTCCTCGGAGACATCCGCCCCACCTGGGATAGATACGGCGTATTGCTGTTTGACCACTTCCTTGTTCTCATCGACCTCGATACTGTATTCCTTGACCACTACTCCCAGGGTACGGCCCACGGGGTCAACCCTGACCTCTATGTCCTCTTTCTTAGTCCCAGGGACTTCTAGAGACAGAGTGTATCCATCAGTGTCATGGAAGAAGCCGGGAGTGTCCAGCATGGAAGCCCACCTGGCATTGCCCAATCGGCTTATGAATGACTGAGGAATATTCCTATAGTCATCAGAGAGGAAGGCATTGTAAATCTTTTGTCTCGATAGGTTCTTCACTTTGTTCACCTTAACTACTGCGTTATATACCAATCTATTTTCTCCTTAGTTAGACTTTATTAGGTTTTACATTTACCCATGTCGTTTGGTTGTCCTTCGAGTTCTGTTTCAGAATGACAAACAGGGTCGTCCATACGCCTGTACAAATCCCAAAGGTTCCAATAATCAATAGAACCTCGGCTATGCTCATACTCCTGACCTCCCTTCTAAGCCCTCTGTCTGCTCCGTAGAGCCGTTTTTTTGTATCCAAGCACCCTTGGTATCCAAAACTACTATTGGAGCCGATTTAACGACCTTCTCTGTTTCGACCTCATAGAAGTGGTCGGCACGGTAAGGGTTGTACTTGACCTGTACGTCGCACGGAGTCTCGAATGTCGTGAGGCTTGGCAGTGGTGCTATAACGCCTCGGACGAATGCATGGACATTTTTTCGCTTCTCCGTCAGGACTCGCTTCCTACCACCAGGCTGAACTACGAATGTGGCATCCTTCACCAGTACGTTGTCCGAGTGAGTTATCACTCGTCCAGTAGTCCTGCTCCGTATGCTCCATGTGTTCTTGTGGAGGTTCTTATATACGTCCACCCTCACAGCGGACATAGGCATGTCGGTAATATCATTCATAAACCATTAACTCCTTTTTGAATCATAACCATAAGCATAAAAATAGGACTTACACTAACCGCTGTACTCAAACCCTTGCAAAGGACGGTTAGATGCCTATTTTTTACGATGCCTTGGCTAGGCGTTTGATATCCGCCTTGTCCACCTTGCTTGTCCACAAGGCGACCCCTTTATGATCAACGAGGGATACCTCATACCAACTATGCTGTTTAACACCGACTGCGATGTTGTACTGCTCGTTATCCTCAAATATCAATGTTGAATTCTTCTCTGCTGGTATCGTAATCTTCAAGTCGTACTCCTTCTCTGTATCTCTATTTGAACTATCTACAGTATATAGGAAGACGACACACTTGTCAAGCACGTCTACACCGATACATGTGATACGAGCTAACTCAAGTTTACTGCTATGGATATTTCAAGTCAAGGATTTGTCTGGGTCCTGTCACCTGGGTCGAGGTCCCGGGGCGGACGTGGACCTCGAAGCTCACGTAAGGGAAAGATGTTGTGGGACCTGGGAGGGATCCCGGGCAATAAAAAACCCGGAACCATAAAGATTCCGGGTTTCATTGGACCTGGGCTAGGGGCTAGTTAATCGTCATCTGCCGGGTCGTCATCACTTGAGATGTTGTCCAGGGTGATTCCATCATTTGAATGGACGCTAACCCTTCCGTCATCGCTAACTGGAGCAAGGTACTGTTGAATCAGTTCCTCTGCTACAGCATAGGACTCAGCCTCTATCTCAAGGTCTACTTGCATGGATACGTCTGCTCTGTACGTGTAAGCCATTACTTTATCCTTTCGTTGAGTATGTCGATCTTGTCGCCGTGTGATTTGAGTAGGTAAGACTTCACGGTGTCGTCGTACTTTCGCTTCATTACGTGGTACTCACCGTCCTCATAGACTTCGTCTGGAATACGAAAGAGTGTCTGAGTCTTGCATTTTCGCTTTAGGTCACGCTGCTCTTGGACATCGTCCACTAGCTCACCTATGTACGAATCCAAGTCATGGTTAAGTTGTTTGTTTTCATACGACCAAGTGTGTGTTGCTGCTTCAGTTTCCATTTTCTGAAGTAAGTCCCTGTTCCAGCGACCATCCTTGTCTCGAACATCTACATCATTAGCACCACCATGACCATTGTTCTTGGCCTCTCCGACCTTTTTGCCATCAATGTAGACTGAGGCATTGAAGGCAATAGTCTCTTCGGATAGACCTGCGTAAATCTTGACGTTCTTTAGAGTGATGTCCATTATGCTGTCACCTTTTCCTTTTCTCGGCTCTTCTCGAACATCTCGGCAATTTGGATATTGCGGTTGATGTTCTCTACAGTAAACTTGTAGCTTTTACCTGTTCGGGTGTTATCGGCACTGACAGGATACTTCCGCCTTCTCAGGTTAAAGCCAGTGACTTTGAACTCCTCTCCGTTGGAGTTGAATACATGGCCCACATTGAACTTTGCCCCTATGTACTCGGCATCCCTGTTAGCGACCTTCTCCGCCATAGCAGGAACATCTACCTTGAACGAGAGGGTAGCGGTATGACCTGCGTACCTGCCAGTGGCATATGATGCCGTCAAGCCGTACTTGTTCAAGGTACGCTGGATCACTACTTCTAGTTCATCACTGAGTATCCTGCACTCTGCTTTACCTATACTTTTGATCTTAGCCATTAGTTCACCTCACGGTTGTATTCTAATATGTCGTTGCGTAACTCTTGCATTGTTGGCATACCCTCTCCACCACCTGACCACGTTTCATTTATTAGGTCAGTTAGTTTGGTCAAGGCATCGGGATATTTATTGCCGTCACTAGCATGGTCAACTAACCACTTCTCGACTGCGACCTCAGATACTTGAATTGCGATTGTACTCATTTAGTTCACCTCTTCCTCGCATGAGGGACACGGACTATCAGTGGTATCTAAAAAATACTCCCCATGATCTTCGCATTCTCCGATTCCTATTCCTTTATTAGCCATTAGTTCACCTCTATCTTGGACGGCTCTAGAATCTCCACAGGGAAGTTAAAGAGTTCATCCTTTAGGTACTGCATATCTGCTATGTCGCCACTCTCTCTGTGGACACCTTCCACCTTGCTCAACTCTTTGATGCCGTAGTGCAAGGCACGGGCCATCATCAGCTTCCCTCGTGTACTCGATAAGAACCTTACAGCGTCTTCGGTTTCAATTGCCATAACCACTCCTTTTCTATTTGTTAGTATTATACCACCAGTTAGATTATTTGACAAGCACATTAGTTGGATAGGCTTCTACTTCATCTGCATCAAGGTCATATGGTCTTACTTCACAAACCTCGCAAATGTTTGAGTCATAAGCATTAGCCCTGCGCCCATAATTTAGGTCATTAGCAATCAGGTAGGTGCAGACTACGCACTCCCTCACTTCGTATTGTTCCCTTACCGCATCAGTTACCATTTGTATCCACATTAGGCTCCCCTTGCTTTTTTCTGCTCTGGAGTCTCACGCTCTTTGCATGATTTCAAGTCCTCGCAGAACGCTATCAGCATCCCTATGTCAGTAGGCTCCAAGTCAAAAACTCGCTTGTAGGCTCTGTCCCCCAACATACCGCTTGCTCGTGCTGCCAGCATGGCGAATCGTACATCGGGATGTATTGGGATGGAAATCTTCTCTCCGGTGTCCAACCTCTCTTGTAGCGTCTTTGTGTCTGTACTCATTGACTCTCCTTCTCTATTTGATATCTTAATTATATATGATAACACGCAACGTGTCAAGCACCACCCTGGATTTTCCTGGATCCGGTCCGCACTCGCAGCAGTGGACCAGGTCCCCCGGGGAGACGTAAGGGAAAGATGTCCGGGCTACCCAGGTCCGCACGAGACAAAAAAAATCCCCCGGAAACTCCCAGGGGATTTTACTTGAATAGAATTGATGTTTACATCAATCTATCTTGCGTTCGATGGCAGCGTTGGCTTTTCGATGTGCTCCATGAGTAGACAAACCTATAACCATGTTACGTTCCTTGAGTAGATTCAAGTCGGCGCATTTCATGCACATCGCACACGTTACAGCTTTATTGAAGTTGTTAGGGCATGGCAGCACTTTGACAGAATCACGATCATGAACCTTGCGAGACATATGCTTTTCATACGTCCACTCGCATGCATAGCCTAGTGCCCTAGCACGAGCTATTTGTTCGGCGGATTCGCAACTTGCCAGAACATTAGCACCATTCCAAGCTGATTCTGGTACTGGAATAGGCTCGTTCCAAGCATGAGTATAAGTATAAGCTTGAGAACCATTAGGTGAACGAGATTCATAACGATTCATAGCGTCGCCTATGATACCAGCAGCAATGCTATTACTAGCATCTCCAACTACATGTACTCGCAGTTTGCGATCAGCGGGCAATTCGTCAATTTTGCGAGCTTCGATCTCAGCGAATTGAATCTGGATGTGCATCCGAGTTTCGATGTCGTCCACATCTCCGAATATCTCAGGGTAGAACGGGCACGACGTAGGACACGTTAGTTGTGGTGCATAGGTGGCGTTCATCACGCCGACCTTGCCATTGGCAGAATCGATTACAGTCGTTACGGCAGTCTCATCGACTTCGACAAGTGCCCGCTGATTGATGCGATTCGTGGTGTGTTGAACCATGCCAAAATTGGTATAGCATCCGTTGTTAGTCAACACCTGACCAATCCAGTTGGTAGCCTTTTCTTTAGTAGTCAATTGAAATCCCCCTACTGATTTAATCTACCCTGTAAGTATACACTAAAATACGCAACCTGTCAAGCACAAGTTTGGCCTGGATATTATTTTACTCTGGGGAGGGGGTAAGGGAAAGATATAGAAGCGGCCCAGGATCCACAAGACAAAAAAATCCCCGGTCCATAAAGAACCGGGGAGTTTGGCTTCATGACTTACAACGTCTTATGGTGTACGTCACATAGAGTAGGTGATGTGTTGGCTACTCACGGCATTTGCATGAAGCCTCGTTCATAGACCAATCCCAGGGTAGTTCATGTTACCCTTTTTGACCTCGGCCCGTTCTGTTTTAACAGCTTCGTAATAGTTCGGGTTTGTTCGTTCCTCATCATCACACTTTGGGCATATCAAGTCAGTGTTGAAGAAACTCATTGTGTGGACATAAGATGCTATTCCGCACTTGTGGCAGTTACCGTTCCAATCACGCATTAGTTATGGACTCCCTTGCTTGTTCTAGATTTAGTGTACATAGCCACGCATCTCCCATAGCTTGACGTTGTTCATCATCACTTAGTTTGCTGAACACTTCGTGGAGATGGCGTTTGGCATGATTGATTTCATCATTGGCCCTTGAGCTATCTCCGAGGGAGATAAGCTCTTGTGCGTCCGATAGAGTCGTGAACGCTTGCCAGAGTTCCCCTGCCATTGTTTGGTCGATTGCGGTCATGCCTGGAATCTCCATTAGTTGCTCTCCCTAGATATTGTTGGTGGTGTAACGCTATGATTTGTTGTTGACAAGAACATGGCTAGACATGCACTACACTGTTGGCCCCTATCGGTATTTATTAGGTTGGTAACCTCGTCCTCGGTGTCAGCTATGACATAGCCTATGCCCATTTCATCACCACAAGTGGCACACTCCATAACGTCATCGTCTTGATCCGACCTGTACTGCCAGATGCTGTAAGAAAATATGTTCATCAGTTGCTCCCGCATCCACAATCGCACTGGATTCCAATAGAGGGTTCCTCTTTGGCAGTGCATAAGTGGTCATAAGCCATGTCGCCAGCAGTAACCATAAAGGCTACTTGTGCGTCCCAGCTATCGATTCCTTCATCGTAAGCAACTAGAGCACAATCGTCACAAATGTCGAGTTTCCTGTTCTTGTTGATCACGCAGTTGATTAGCCCTTGGGTGGTCATCGTCCTTGCTCCCCCTTTTAATTTCCTAACTATTAGTATTATACCAAACTTAACGACAAGTGTCAAGCACCTCAAGCCGAAGTAGCTTGAGCACTTTTAATCACTCCAGCCTTTTCCAGTATGATACGTTGGAGTACCTTAGTTCCTACTCCACTCACTCGCATCCGCCTTCGGGCGTTCCGCTTGTTGTCTCGCCTGTCCCACTTATTGTTCTGGCCCATGTCGTTCCTCCAATTCGATATACTATAAGTATACAGGAAAACATGACATCTGTCAAGCACTTCGACCCGGCTCGACCCGGTTTATCTTAAATGGATCCTGAAAGGACCACCTGGGAGGTAAGGGAAAGATGTCCTCCGGCGGAATGGACCTATTCCGGGCACAGAAAAGCCCCACCCAGGACGATGGCCCAGGTGGGGCGTTGGAGAGCCTTTTCAACTCTTGCTCAGGAGCCAGGAGGACTGACAGAGCAGTTTCATGTCACGGGAGTGACCAGCCCCCGACTCATGCTCAGGAGAGGGATATTAGCTTATAGTCACCTTCACGTTGTTTTCCTTTACTGCCATCAGCTTGACGTACTCGGCAATGGACTTGTCCGCAAGAATGAGGCGGTGGTAGCGTTTCGGTACTGCCACCAGTACCTCTTTGAGTGTGACCAGCTTGCCGTTCGGGATGAAGTTCTCGGCCATGACTTTTGCCTTCATGCCGTTTCGTATGTATTCGCCACCGAGGTCTTTGACTTCGTCCAGCAGTGCCTCTTTAAGTACCTTCAAATCGGCATCTAGAGCCTTCTTAGCCTCTTGCATTGCGACTACCTTGTCGAACACTTCATCGATGCTCTGAGGCTCTCTGGAGCGTACTGTAGTGGAATCCAGAGTTCCCGTGGTCACCTTGATTTGGGTCTTGCCGTTCTTGTTAGCCATTTCTGTCATTTCTCCTTTTCTTGTTTTTACCTTCTAGAGATAGTATATCAGGTTACTGAACACCTGTCAAGCACATCCTTTATCCTACTGGAACTGCCCCAGAGGCGTTCGGAGCGGCCTCTTTGAGTGCCTTCACTGATAGGACGAATTTTGCCAGGGTGTCCAGTTCCTCGGAGGATGCGTTCAGAATCTTGTTGTAGCCTACTTTGCCGACTACGTCCCCAGCACGGACTCCCGTTACGAACGCCATCAGGTCTGGTTTCTCTATCCTCAGTTCAATCGCTTGTAGGGTCATGTCGTCCTCCTTCTTTGGTTTACTCTCTAAGTATACTCCTATTCTTAACACCTGTCAAGCACATTCTGAGATGAATATCCTGGGTCTTGGACCCCGGTATTGCCCGGGAGGTAAGGAAAAGATGTCCCGGGTAAGAGATCCGGCTCCTGGGAACTGGGAATAAAAAAAGGGATGGGAAATCCCATCCCCCGTTCGGGGCACTTAAATTAAAATGGAGAGCGAGCTACTTCGTGTGTAGCAGAGAGAGGTAAATACGTGGAATATTCTCAATCAATAGATGTTCTACATCTGCCCGGAAATTCTCTAGGTTCTCTTTTTCTTCCTCATAATGTTCCAGGTTGTTCTTTTTCTTGATTTGTAGGGGTTTGCCATCCCTCATAGGGGTAATAAAAGTTTTATCAAACTGTTCATCCCATCTGTAAGAGGTGTAGCCATAGCGAGGAAGCTCTTCCGTTATCAGTTCTTGTACCAGGCTAATAGTGCTTTTCCACGCTTTCTCGTCTCTCCTGGTTTCGTAATGGAACTGACTAGGAACTAACTGCCAAAGTCTAGTTCCTAGAGATACTAATGTATTGTGGAATTCAATGATTACGGGTTTCAATATTGTCCTCCTGAACATATCGGTCAGTAATGCAGTAGGAGGGTACAGGGCTAGGTTGGTCATGCTGCTACTCCATTTAGGGGGCACGTTTCCATAATCGCTGACATAGCTTCTGAGATGTTAGTCAAATCTATAGTCCTCATTAGGTTCCATGATTGGCCTTCATGTTTATAAACTATGAGGGTATCATCGGATTCATTAAAGACATAGGCCCATTCAATAAAGACATTGTCTTTGTCCTCTACTGAGTCTACGGTCCATTCCTCCTCGTTCCTGTCGCCGTGGCAGTAGCACTGTGGTTTGTCCTTGTTAGGGGAGTTAAAGTCTTCTACGAATCCAATTTCCTGCGTCCAATCACAGGACGCTATGTTAGACCAGCCCGCAGTATGGTCGTCCAATAATACTTTTTTACCCTCAGTTAGTCCGAAGTGATTCAAAGCTCTTAGAATACCTATACCGACCCCGGACGGGTATCCGTCCCAGTGACTGTACCTTCCTACAAACGCATCGCCTTCAGTCTGTCTTGCAATCGTAGCCCTGGTGCTCATGTCTCCTCCTCTTATCAGTATACTAGTAGTATACCGTTAAGATAGGGGTATGTCAAGCACATATAGGGCCGTAAATGCTGGAACTGGTCCAGCGGGTGTGTAGTTTACGGGGATTGGTAAGGAAAAGATATAGCCGCCGGGGTCCTTTTCCGGGCAAAGAAAAACCCCGGAATCTTGATTTACCAGGATTCCGGGGCTTTATTTGTACCTAAGTTGCTCTTTATGCTATGAGCCACTCCCTTCTGTCAGTTGCTATGGGTCTGACTGAGCGAACAAAGCTGTAAGCGGTGTCCAAACCCATACTCTTGTTCCTGACCAAGTACCATACGGTAGCCAAGACTGAGCGTTCCATGCCCATCGAGCAGTTGACCACTACCTTTTTCTCAGTAGCCATCGCCATCTCCATCGTATTCACAATGGACTCCAAGGTCTGCAAGACCTTGCTGGACTTCTTGATGCCCCATGTAGCATTGCTAGGTTCGATAGGCATCTTGACCGTAGTCTCGATGTCCAACTCACCTGCTACATTGATGGTGAAGTGCCCTTGCTTGATAGCCTCTTCGGCTCCCTCGGCTCCAGTAACGCCCAAGTTGGGCAGTACCCACGAAATCTCATGTGGGTCGAAATTGTCTGGAACTTCGTGCCCGACCATACTCTTCAGAACCTTGATTCTATCTCTGGAATCGTTGGAGTAGTCGTGCCGGGTTGGAGTTACGTACTTCTCATCCTTCCACCATTGGGTGGTAGATGCAGTAGCTGAGTTATCTATCACGTTGACATCAATCTCTTCCCACTCGCCATCTACGGCTTCATCTGCATAGATTAAGCCATTCTCAGTCAGAACTTCGTTCGCATCCCATTTTCCGTTTTCCACAGTCCTTCTCCTTTTCAGTTATACTATAATTATAGCATACAATCATACACTTGTCAAGCACCATCATAACATCAATTCAAGACATACAGGTTTTCCTGTAGCCACTTGGAGTGACCGAATTTTTCGCATTGCACTTCTCTGGTTTTGTGCGTCCAATCCTGGAATTCTTCCAGGGTCTTCATTGCACCATTCCGTACTTGCACACGAATACACACGCCACAAAATGCTGAGTGATTGAGGAACTCTACAGGGTTCTGAGCCTTCTTCATCTCGGTGGCGAAGTGGTCGCCTTCGTCAAATATGATGTTAACCTCGGCAAGTTGCTTTTTCAGACTTGGAGTCATATCCATATCCATCCCCTTTACCTCTTTAACTTTATTTAGTGTATCTATCAGATGCTGGTAGTCGGTCTTCGATGCTTTCAGTTGACGCATGACAGTCTCCTATCCAAATCCTTTACAGATAGTATACAGGAAAAACAGTATCGTGTCAAGCACATATTCCCGGTAAAGGACCCCCTGGGGACCCGGGAGGGGTAAGGAAAAGATGTGCCGGGACCCTGGAGGATCCCAGGCAAAGAAAAAGCCCGGTATTAACCGGGCCAGGTGTGTGTGGTGGGGAGTGCAGGATTCGCACCTGCGTATCTCAAACGAGAGCCAGTTTTACAGACTGGTGCTTTTGTCTACTCAGCCAACTCCCCGTAAGTGGAATTCATCTGGCCTGATAGCCATAGATGTATGCCCATACCCAATCGTACATCGCTCGTTTGGATAACCGAGGGCTAACCTCCACTGAGCCGTTTTCCTTAACTAGCCTATAGCCACCGTAAGCCTTGTCATAGCTGTAGTCACGAGTGTTGTTAGTCGCTCGATTTAGAGCCGACAGTGCATCGTCTAGGTTTGATTTAAGTATTCTCATCAGTACGCTCCCTGTTCGGATTGTGCATACGCTTCAGCGTGACCATTAGCATCCCAATCACCGTGACCGATGCCATCATAACCATAAGCGTGTGGATTTTCAGCTATCTGGCGAATGACCGCCGTATTTATTCCAACTTGGTCAGCCAGATTCAACCAGAATTCTCCATCTTTGGAGTTCAGCCACTCTATGTCCTCGCCCCCACGTAGTTCTGGGCGATTCATTCTGCCGTTAGCCAGCCTATAAGTGTTCTCAGGTTCAATGGCAGTGCCAATGACGGCTCCGATTAGCTGGGCCATTCCATCGTGTATCCCTTTTGCGTCTATGTCCGAGTTAGCCTGATTCATCTAGTCCCCTCTCTTAGTTAGTCTACACCTCTAAGTATAAAGCATTAGCCTACATCTGTCAAGTAAATTCCGTAGCTAACGAAACCAATCTGAAAGCAATTTTACGTCTATCTGGAATATAGTTACTGGGAATTGCGGAGGCTGTGGCAATATGCCTTCGAGGTGCTCTTGGTCTGCGAGCTAAGGACCCGGAGGGGTAAGGAAAAGATGTTCCCCAGGTCCAGAAGTCCCAGACACAAAAAAAGCCCCAGCTTTTGCCGGGACTTGGGTTTAGAAGTAGAAGTCTGTGGTTTCTGTGGGCCACTCCCCTAGGTCATGCTAGGTAGGGGTCATTCCCCCGACTTTTACTTCTGTGGGGCTATCTGGGGCTTACATGGCCCCCAGCCCTTCGGGGCCGCAGCAGCCACAGGCGGGAGCATCTTCGCACATCCCGTTGCCTTGGATGGCCCTGCCGTTGGCCCAACGGACTCCCCCGTCGAACTTGTCGTGGCAGTCCATCCCGTAGACCCGCCCCCGTCCGTACCAGCGACCCTTAGAGCCGACAGGGAGCGATGCTCCACATTGGGTGTCGGCGCACTTGCCAGCGAACTTGAGAGTGATAGTTTTTGCCATGAGGTGTCCCCTTTTCAATTTTGGTATACTCACAGTATACACTATTATCAGACATCTGTCAAGTGCCTATTTGAAACGAAGGACCAGTCCGAGGCGGAGGACCTGGTACCCCGGGAGAGGTAAGGAAAAGATGTGGGATCTCTCCAGGACCAGCGGGCACAAAAAAAGCCCGGGATTTCCCGGGCATAAGTTTCTGACGGACCGGTCCAGATCAGAATGGTTTAGGTGATACGTCTATCCTTCGATATGAATCTATTAGCTTCTGGACTTGTGTGATATCGGCTTCAGTCCACTCACTTTCAGTCTCCATAAACTCTCGGAATTTAGGAGCATCTGGAAACTTCTGATCAACATATTGGATTCTATCTGCCAGATAGGCATCCCACTTGTCATCGTCAAAGTCCTCGGCACTACGTTCTGTCATGGCTTCTATTGTATCGTTGCATGGCCCACACATATAACAGTCCATGTAGTCACGACCACACGGAATTCGATTCACCCATCCATCGTATTGGGTATCGGCTCCGCATTCAAAACAAAGTGTTGTGTCAATCATTTTAGTTAGTCCTTTCAGTTCTGATCTGATCCAGCCGTTCAGCCATATCCCGAACCAGTTTCCGACCCTCCTCCTTGCCTTGTTCGCCCTCACCGTTCTCGATGAGCATGATGGCGACCTTTGCCTGAAATGCCCAGTCTGGGGCGATATTGACGGTGGTGACTATGTTGCCACTCCCAGTGTAGATGTCGGTCATCTTGTCTCCTTTTGCTTATGGGTTGATGGTTGATTTGCGTGGAGTCCGTGGTGTCCGTTTGTCCACTCCCCTCGGTCATGCGAGGTAGGGGTTCTTCCCTAACTCCACCTTCTAAGGATACACTAAAACGTAACATCTGTCAAGTATTTCTATAGCTGAGAAAAGCAATATCAAAGCAATTTGGACGGTCCGGTCCAGGACCCCGTTCCCTGGACCCCCACGGCAGGAGGTATAGGTAAGGAAAAGATGTACCGGGGGTCCCGGCTTCGCCAGGGCAAAAAAATTCCCCTCTTAAAAGAGGGGATGTATTCTACATGCCTCATATGTTTTTTAGGCTCCCAGAGGCATTCTGGGGCGGTCATGGCGATGGGTATCAGCCGTGCTGCTCTGCGAGGCGACCCCAGAGTTTGTCAGCCCGCCGAACAGATTTCTCAGCTTCGCTAACTAGCTCACGGTACTTACCTAGCTCTGCCTGCCACCGCCGTAGCTGCTGCTTCTCGAATCGGTACACATCGTAAGCAGCATCGACGACTGCGTCGGCGTGAGGGAAGTTCGCAGCGCAACCTTCGCACTCGTCCCCGTACCAACCGCCGTCAGTTGGGCAATTAGCCTCGCCGTATTCGTTGACAACGAGCTTCTCACCGCAGCCGTAGGGGCAATCGAGAGTAGCTATGTTTACTTTCTCGTTAGTAGTTGTGACCATTTGGTTTTTTTCCTTCCCCAGAAGCCCGACGACTGAGTGACCCCTGTAAATTACGACTACCTATAGGATACACTAAAATAGGTGCTATGTCAAGTAGGTCGGAAAACTGAGACTCCAGATATTCCTGGCTTTGTATAGCCTGGGTAGTTCCCGGTGAGCCAGGTCGTAAGGAAAAGATGTACTGGGGTCCGGCTCCGCCGGGGCAAAGAAAAACCCCTCTTTTGAGGGGTAGTGGTAGTTTTATAGTATGCCTCATATGTTTTTTAGGCTCTCAGAGGCGTTCTGAGGCGGTTATGCCACCCTACCCTACCTTAGGCTGGAGTGACGACGTGCCACACCTTACCAGCGTAGGGACCGACATCCGCAACCTCTAATCCAGCGGCTGACCCGTCGGCTACTCCCATGGTGGACTCGCAAGCTGTGCAGATAGTCCATGACGGGCTAACTACGATGGTTGCAGGGTTCTTGCACCCTTGTGCAGTCCACGCTTTGGAGTCATCTATGTGACTCATGTGCTCGCATTGGCAGTTCATTTGGTTTTTGTCCTTTCCCAGAGGGCGAGAGAGTGCCTCTGTAATATCCGACTACCTATAGTATAAAGGAAAACACGCAATATGTCAAGTGTCTGCCTCGAATACTCCTGGGAGGATCCTAGTCCTCCCGGGAAGGGTAAGGAAAAGATATGCCAGGTCCCCCAGGAGCCTCGAAGCTCCCAGCAAAAAAAATCCCGGTAAAATACCGGGATTTCTTCAACAGTTAGGGCTGTCTATTTATTTAATTGTTTTGTTCCATGCCTTAGTTAGCTCACGTTTCAGTTCAGATACCTTGCATTTAATTACGAATTGTCGCTTATGCATATGCTGCCTCTGGATTGAATATACTTTCCCATTTACCCATCATGTCACTCCAACGCCCTCGGACTGCATTCTCAGTGTCATGGACTTCGTAGTCTACGAACCCTTGGTCATCCTCTAGGATGATGCCATAGAGGCCGTCAGTGATGATTAGGGCTGACCAGAATCCCTCTACCTGACAGGAGCCATACTCTTCCTCTGCAAAGCCGTTCATTGCTACGTCGTTTAGCTTTTCCGAAATTGCGTCGTACTTCATTCTAGTTCCCTTTCGTTGCTGAGTTCTCCACACACACATTCTGTGATTCTAGGGATGAATTTCAAGCTACATTCGCATATGTTCAACTTGGTGTCTTCTACGAAAGACTTACACTCAGGACACTGGAATAGCCTACGGTCTTCGCATTCCGTGTAGTGCTTCTCGTCCACCCAAGGTGGGTCTACTGGTAGGTCAACTACGATGTCTTGGTTCATTTTTATGCTCCTATGTAATCGCTGGCTGAGCAATCCCAGCATATGGTCAGAGTCTCGTCTAGGTTCGTCCCCGTACATTCTGGGCATTCTCGATTGGCCCGCATTAGTTGTTTCTTGAGTTTAGCTACTAACTTCATTGTGTCGTTTACTAGGCTATTTCTTTGTATGTTATTCATCAGTTTCTCACCTTACTTGTTTTGATCTTGATGTCCTTGATAGCATCTTGATCACGGATGACATCGTTGATGTCGATGTCGCTCTCACTGACCTTGCCATCGTACTCCATCTCGTAGATTACCGTGACCTTGACCTTTGTGTTTTCCATGGATTCGCCCTCCCTTGTGTTTGGTCTACCCTCTGATTATACTCTCATTCTTTACATGTGTCAAGTGTTTATTTGACCAATTTTACTTGGATTTGGACCCCGTCCCGGTTCCTGGTAGAGCTTAGAGGGTAAGGAAAAGATATGTCCCGGGCAGGAGGATTCCAGGGCAAAAAAAATCCCGGCTCGAAGCCGGGATAGGGGGGGATTACGAGGATTACTCGTAGTGGGGCCGATAGGCGGGGTATTCTTCGCCAGGATGGTCTTCTACCCTGATTTCATAGCTACCAGATGTTACCAACTCGCCTGGGAATTCTGTTGGGACATCCATCGTATCCAGATAGTTTACGCCGTTAGCGTCGTGTGTGTAGCTGTAGGCATATTCTGATTTGTTGGAATATTTGGCACTCAGAATAGATTCCCAGTGTCCCGCAGGACATAGGTCGCCGTGGACATACTCGGACTCAGACTCGACACAGGTGGTCGCCTTGCTCACAACTGGAGTACCACATGTGTAGTACCAGCCACCCTCCTCTGCACCGCCGTAGCGACGTTCGGTAGAATATACATTTACGAAAACTGTGTTGCTCATTTTATCTCCCTGTGTTTTGGTTCTGGGCAGTAGCTCGGATGTGACATTGGACTGGGTTGAGAGCCTCTAGGGTCTGATGGCTAGTCCCCTGAGTTATGTCAGGTAGGGGGCACTCCCCCGACTCCCCAGCCCCATCCTCACTACATTAGTAGTATACCACGATTCCTTACATGTGTCAAGTCTTTTGGTCCCGGGTTTTTAACTTGAGTCCTGGGCCAGGAGGAACTTGCAGTAAATGCAATATGGGTGTAAGGGAAAGCTGTACTGGATCCTTTGAGTTTTTACCCGGGTAAAAAGCCTTACCAGGGTTCCTCTCTATTTTAGATACTCCCTCACAATGGCTTTTAGGTCTACCATTCCTCGCTTTGGCTCCCCTAAGATGAAGTCTAGGCACTTTTGGATATTCTGGAGGGACATGCTGCCGTGAGTGCAGAAACGCTTTATTCGTTCAATTCCTTCGACTACTGTTACGAATTGACCGATTGCCACGATTTCGTAATTCCCTACTTGTAGACTATGATTCCAGTCTCCATCTCGGATTTCGTTCAGGCTTAGAGGATTTCCGTTCTTTGTGATTGCCATAGTTTTTCTCCTCTTAGTTACTTTTCTTATCTACTCTCATTATCTATGACGACGCCCAGAAGTCGGCCAGTACCTACCCAGTATCCATCCAGATGTGAGGCAGGTTTGGCCCAGAGATGGCCCAGTTCCTGGAGGTATAGTGCACGATGGGGTAAGGGAAAGCTGTGTTCCCTCCCAGGGACCGAAATCCGGGCACAAAAAAGCCCTGACCTCATAGCTTCGCCTTTTGTAGGCTCCACGGTTCGTCAGGGCTGACTCCGTTAGTACGGAGTTTCGGTAACTGCCCCTGCAGTGTATGTATATTTAATGGTAGTCAGACTTTAACTTCGCATTTCAATACTCCTCAGTGCTGCTGTCGTCATTCTGATTTGTCCTTCCGTTTTCCCCATCCTGCCAGTTCCCGTTGTTTAGCTACTTCGGGATCTGAGGTAGCAAACCTGCGTATTCGTTCTGTTACTTCACGCTGCCTGATTTCCTCTTTGGCCTGTTCGATGGACATGTATGTAATTGTTGGCACATTAGCTCCTTACAGTCTTAAATTCTACGTCATGTATAGAGACGATATTGCGGGGGTCTCGAACAATATCATTGAAGTCCACGATGTCGCTGACGTTGTCCTTATCTATTTTCTCATCATAGACCAATTCGTACTCCACGACCACTTTGACTTTGGTTCCTGTCTGCTTCTTGAGTAGCCCTAGCATTGCGTCACTCCTTCTTAATTGGTTCTACAGTCATTGTACACCTATTTCCTACATGTGTCAAGCATTGCCTATAGCTAAGAAAACCAATCTCAAAGCAATTTCCTACTCCCCCTACCCGACCTGGGAGAACCCGTGAATCGGTCCCTCCGCCCGGGAGGGGTAAGGGAAAGCTGTGGTGGCCCAGGTGTTCGTGCCAGGGGCTGTTTTGGGGTTTGTCCGGGGCTATGCCACAAAAGTGGCACAAAAAAACCCCAGGCAGAAATGCCTGGGGCTTGTGCGGTGTTTGCTGTATTTTAAGTGTACTTAGGCACTCCGTTTCCTCTTGTACTCTCGATACTCTGAATTGCTGAGTCCGTTGATGTACTCTCGATGTACCTTGAGTAGCAACTTAAAGTCGTGGAGTAGTTCCTCTCTTGGGTTCAATTCTCCATCGTTGAAATATCCCATTGCGTCGCCTAGTGTTAGTTCGTCTTCACGCATTTCCGTTTCTCCGTTTCTGCCAGTAGGTGTCAAAGATTTCTCCCTGCTCTACCCGTCTGCCCAATGTTGTCTCAAGTTTAATCCATTCCCTGAGAATCTCATTCTCCCGCTTACGGGATTCTGATGGAGATGCTTCGCCGTCCATGTGTAGATTCTCTGGCTCCAATCGGATTACCAGATTGAAAAACTTACTGAATAGCTCGTTAGGTATGGTCGTCTTTATCATTTTAGTTTCTCACCATCCGTTCAATTCCTTTAATCATCCGACTATGTTTTCTCATCCTAGCCGGAGAAACATGGTTCCAGTTGCAATCCCCACAGCATAATCCTTCTGCAACTGGAGATGCATCGTAGCCCCATGAACCCTTAACTGAGTGATTTGCTATGGGATTCTTGCAGATAACGCATTGCATGTCAGTCTCTCACCCTTCTCTCCCGCTGGCTCCACAGGCCCGTGTATACCTCTTTAATCATCTTTGCAGCCTCGTCCTGATTCGACCCGTAGACCACTACTCGCCCCAACTCATCGACACTGAGCCTCTCAACGCCGTCTGCGGGGCATTCTAGGATGGTTACCCACTTGCCAGAGAGTGTGGCGGGATAGTTGTCGGCAGCGTCCAGTTCCGACTCTCCCATTGACCAGTAGCCCTCGTCAGACCTTATCACGAACAATTTCTCCGCTGTAGCCGATGTCTTCAAAGCAGTCTCCTTCGCCGTCAGGGTTGTGTTACATCTCTAATTGTACACTATAACAAGACACGTGTCAAGCACAATTCAAGGGCAATTTTACCTGTATTTGGAAATTGGTCAGTCTCCCCTGCCCGGATACCCCCGTGGACCCTGGGTGGCCCGGGGGCGGTAAGGGAAAGCTGTAGTGGCCCCTGGGCCTTCCCCGCTCCACCCTCGCTCCATCGTTTGTGGCAATGCCACACCTTTTTCGTAGCTGTTGCCCTGGGTACGCCCCACCTATGCCTCATCTGTGTCGGAGCTATATAAAGTTTTATATAAAAAAATCCCGGCCCCTTTTGGACTGGGATTCTCCCCTTTTATCCAATTGTCGGAATTGCTCTGCGTACCTGTATACAGGGTTGGATAACTCACATAGAGCAATTCGGACAATTCTTAGAGCAATTCTCAACCAATATTCTTATACTCCCTGCTTGATCTTATAGCGATCCCAGTATAGCGATCCCAGTTTAGGCATTGATAACCTTCTGGTATTCTCCGTATTTATTGAAGTGTCCGATGTGCCAGTACCGATGCCTCTGACAGAAGTAGGCATTCATACTGGCAAACAATATTCTGTGGTTGTATTCTGCTGCAGCTTGGACAGCCTCTTCTTCAGACTCATAGAGGCCAGTCTTCTTGCAGGATCGTTTCCCTGTGTAGAACCTTTCTGTCTTCTCTGCCCTTCTGGTCTTTTTTTCTCTAGTCGCACTTCTTTTAGACCACTTGGCAGTCCTCTTCATGACCCCATTTCAGAGGCCATTCTCCTCATCTCCTCTTTCAAAGTCTGTTGCCTAGCTTTAGCACTACTGCCGTAGTCTTGGAATTCCATATCCAGATCCTTCTTCGTATTGTTAAGCTCCCTCTTCATCTCCTCTAACGTCTTATTCAGAGTCTTAAATATTTCTTGATTGGTAGCAAACAGTTTCTCGTATTCACTGATAGATGCTGCTTGCAGATCCTCTTTAGCCTTAGTACGTGCCTGGAGCCTCTGGCTCTCATATTTCTGAGTGTCGTATTCTGCCCTACTGGCTGTATCCTTCAGAACCCCATAGGCTTCGTATACTTCTTTAATCCTGATGACAGCATCTGGCGAATCATTTCGGTCTGGATGATACTTCAGAGCCATCTTACGAAATGCCCGTCTTATCTCTTCTGGAGATGCAGTAGGCTCCACCTCTAAAGTTTTATAGTGATCATTCATTTGATTTCTCTGTTCTTGACTTGAGTTCGTCTTGTAGCAAGAATAAACTTATTGCCAGATTGGCCTGTTTCATCCTTACAATAATCCTGTCTTCAGGTTCGGGGGTATTATCAACTTCGAAAGGAACTGGAAATTCCTCTGTCATTTTATTCAGGTCTTCTATCTGTGCTGCTATGGTGTCCGCAAGGCTATCCGTTGTAAAAGTAGCTATCTCTCGGCTAATGCTCATCACTTTATTCATATCCCATCCACTCTTGAGTAGCAGATTGGTTAGTAGTTGTCTCCGTTTTTTGCCATATAATTCAGACACTTCAAGGTCAAAATTATCCAGACACTCCTCACACAGTATGGATGGTAGTGTTGATTCTAAATTCCGAGGAACCTTAAAATCTAAACACGGTTTGAAGTCAAGACACACTTCACAGATCGTAATGACTTCGTCGTGTCCGGGTTGGGGCAGGATGTCACTACACATCTAAAAATATACTCTCCGTGCGAAGAATACCCCGCTTTAAAAATATCCTCTCCGTTCTTCCATCCTGTATCTCCTCCACATAAAGCGACCTCTCCACAGAATTGCTACTGATTTCTTGTAAGGCATTGAACCTCTCTTGTCCCGCTTCAGTAGCCTCCTCATAACTGTCTGCTTCGACCACGTCGCTCCAGTCCGCCACAATCCTAACTTCGTACCGTTTTACCATATCGTCTCCTCCTCGCTTGATTCCCTGTAGTCATACTACATTAATCTACTACACTTGTCAAGCACTCCCATACTTCATTTCTATTCTATGAATTCCTCAAGTTTTGTATAGCATTCCTCGCATTGGTATACATGACTGCTGTCTGTGGGCACCTCGTCGTGTTTGACTAGTAGCTCTGTGTTCTTCCAGTCAGTGTTGGTGTAGCAGGAGCGTGTCTCGTTGGGGAGTCCGTCTTCGTTACCTTTGAGTACCCATTCCAATAGTCTGTCCATCTGTGCTGTCGTCCAACCCCCTCTTGACCAGTTCATTGTTTATCTCCTCGTTTTAGATGCTTACTATATATACGTACTGACCAGGAGATTCGTTACAGGATAAAAACACAATAAAAAAACACAACGCCCGTCACGGGGACGGACGCTGTGCAAGAAAAGGAGACATCCACTGTCAGGCTAATAACAGTAGAGTCTACTCGTAGTATACCGTTCCTACTTCAATTAGTCAATCCCCTTCATCATCCTTTTTGGCACTCTTGGCTAGCCATCCAGCAATGGCTCCCAGTACCCCGGCTATAGCCAATTTGACTAGGTTTATCACACTGTAGGACATTGGTCGGTTATTCACCTGTGACTGTATGATGTCCTGTGCTACCACGATAGCTAACAGCCCCAACAGGGCTATCACCATAAGGATGAAAAATGAATGGATCCCTTTAAACATACACCGCCCCAGAGGTGCCTACATTTTTTATGCCTTCCCAACAGACCCGGCAGTACACCTCACTGCCCTCTCTGGGGGTGAATGGTACTACAGTCGCCCTATAACAGTGATGGCACTCCACCTGACTGGTGGGAGATGGGCTACTGTGGGACTGCCTAGACCCCTCCTGGGTGGACTGTGCTTTACGCTCTGCCCTGCAGGGTGGGCACCTCTTGGGCAGATCCAGCCCTCGTTGTGCAAAGAAGTCCTGCTCCCCTTCTCGAAGACTAAATACATCACCACACATCATGCATGTAATGCTGCTACTATCCCTCATGCTGCTATGCTCGTCTATCATCATTGTGTTCTACTACCTCCAGTAGTAATCCCCGTCTGCGTCACACACCATAGAGTAGGTGTGGTTGGACGGACACTCGACAAACATTTCCCGCTCACTGAGCGAACGATTGATCTCCCGTTTTGGTTGTGCCCAGGTACGTGACTTAGTCACTCCCCCACACCATGGGCACTTCATGATCAAGGCTGGCATGGGGCTGCTACGATCAGCAAAGGCCAGCATGTAGCGCACCGTTAGGTGTCGCAGCCCATTGACCTCATCGTGTCTGCCCCTAGCCCTGTACCTGGCTGTGTGCGTGGTACGGGTCTTGCTGCCCTGTGTGGTGTGGGTAGGCGGTACATCCACATGCTCCCCGCACACGGGGCAATACATCCCCTCGTCATCGTAGCTTGGTGCGACCATGAGTGACCCACACCTGGGACACCTATCGGCTATGCCCATGGCTTGTTACCGTGACATGGGGTGTAGGGTGGGCTACCCCCGGGGCGTGTGGGGCTGGCCTACCGCCCCCTATAGGCACCCTAGGGGTGATGGCCCCTGGGCTATGTGATGGTGTGGTTGATGCTATGGATCCATTGATACACCCCCCTACCCCCCTGGTGTGTGGGGTAGCGATTGATAGTGCATGGATGCCCCCTATGGGGGCACGGTCTATACTCATTCTGTATTGCACCCCCCTACCCCCCCCAAGGGGCACCCCACTAGTGTTAGTGGGTGATGTGTATGTGATGATGTGATCATTGGACCACACCCCTTGGATGTATTGTGTAATGATTGATGGTGTATTGATGCGATGTAGCCCCACTGTGGGTGTAGGGGCATTTAACCCTACTGTCCCCTCCCCTACCCACCATGTGAGGCTAGGCACCCCTCTATGGGGCTTAGTGGGGTCAATGTGACCATCCATGCCGTACCATCCATTGGATCCTCACCCATTTCTCAAGATACTCAATATCGAAATTCTGATTAGAGCCTATGGCCCCTGGGGGGCCAAAAACACCCCCACCACCATCATTGAGAAATGAGAGAGAATCACCCCACTCTCACTCATTTCGCATGGCCTACCCTGCCAGAGCCAACCCTGCAGCATCAGCACCCCTATAAGAACTGGGGGTATTATTTTTTTTAAAGGAAAAGTTTAATTTAGGCATGGGACTCCTACGGGTATCCCATACGGGGGTATTTGAAAAAAAATTTGGAATATATATCTACACCAACATTATTTTATGACGAGTCAGATAATTTATATTTCAGTATGAGCATTGAAAAAAATCTGGGATACTTAAAGCCTCACATTTATTTTATAACAAGTTAGATAAGACTATATGCCTTTTGTGACAGAGACATGTACAGGAAGGGTTGCTGCAGTCTTTATGGTTGTTATAGGTGCAGATTAAAGTTATAGCCATTTTTACAGGTCGAATTTAGACTGTATATCCTTATATTTAAAATTTGTTTCTTCTATGGCCTTTTCTTTGATTGGAATCTCACTAATTTGAGCGATAGCCTCTTTGAGGGTTATGTGTTCGGATTTAAAATCTTCTAAAATTCTATGTAAGGAATAAGGGGGTTTGAAGAAGTGGCCTTGAAATCCAAAATTGCTCTCACTTTGGAATTTCCTGGTCTTCTCCATTTATAGCCCCTCCCTACTGTGTGGTTTTCTGTACCTTATCATCTCTTCGGGAAGACCGTCCAACTTCTTCACAGTGGGTTTTTCATCGTCCTTTAAGATACAGACAAGATGATCAACCATATGAGCAAGAGTTAACTGGGAAGCAACTAGATGTGTGGTCTCGACATGAGATTTTAACGTCTTGTCCTGCTCAAGCAATGCTCTATACTGCTTGAACATCTGAAAGACCTTATCGTTACTTTGGATGAAACTAGTCATAGTTTTACCATTTAGCTACAAAATATCGAGTTTTTACCCCCATTTTAAGCTTAATAGGCTCTAGGATCCCCTTAGAGCCGTTTTACTGGGGTAAGTGATACCTAAGTATACCTCAACCATTTTAAAGGACATGTTTTTCTGACTCAGTGAAGGGTGGAAACCCGTGAATGTCGATTCCGGCCCTTCGTCGCATAAATTCGATCTCTTTTTCCAGAAATCTCTGTGCTTCCGATAATTCAATGGTCGAGTCCGGGTCTCCCCAATGCTCTCTCCACTCTTCAGCCCTCTTTTTGCGGGTTTCGGTTATCTCTTCACTGACCCAGATTTCTGGGGGACCTTTGTCTGAGGATGTGAGGCTCTGTCTGGAACGTCTGATACTTTCTGGAGAAGTTGCCCTGGACATGAACCAGATTACCCATGCGCCCGGATCTCCCGTACTCAAAACTTTTTCCAGCCCGTCTTCTTTCCACATCAAAAATATGAGCAAGAGATCGTCTTCCACAACCATATGATTTAGTTTTTCTAAATTGCGTATCCTGTTACGGACATCAAATCTTTTTCTCCGGGTTGTAGGCTTGGCAGTTTTTGATTTTTTTGGTTCTGGTTCTGGTTGATCGGGATTATCGAATAATCCGAGTTGGCCTACAGCCAGTTTAAATCCCTGTTTTCTTTGAGTGTTAAATGTTTTTTTCTGTTGAGTTGACATTTTTTAAGGGACTCCTGTGGAACTCTGGAGGATAAAGTGTGTACCTACAGGTCAATTCAGTACCTTTAGGAATTTTTTTGATGGTTCTTAGTACCTTGGTTGCTATGAAATTCGATCCCGTAAAACTATCTGTAATAAAGCAGTTCGGATCTTCGCTGTGATTATAAAACCCCCCTAGCGGAGTTCGAATCCAGGATTGTGGGAATCCTTCATTGAACACATGAGAGATACCCAGATATGTATCCATTGGTATGTCTTGAGTGGCAAATAATCCATTTCCGTGAATGGGTGAGGATTGTATAGTCAGGTATTCTGGTAATGGCCTGTACATGGCGAGTTAGGCGGGGATAGAACACTTCTGGCAGTATGTTCTCCCCTCGTTTGAAATGCGTAACATGCGATCAGAAACAGGTTCTTCGCATTCGTAGCACCTAACCCCAAACGGACTTAACAGATTTGTTTTAAAAGCAGCTATAATCTCAGTACATTCCCCACAACTATGTGTAGAAAGATGGGCTATTGCCTCTTCCATGAGTTTTCCTAGATTTCTTGGTTTTGGCTGATAGTTAATTTTTCTTCCCTTTCCACGAGTGCCTCGTTTTTGAATATATGTATAGTATTTATTCACTTTATGGGGAACTTCTATTATTCTTAGGCTCCCTAAGTAGACAAGATTTCAATTTTAATTTTTGCAAGTGCGAACAGGGGCAAAGTATTTTGGGAGTATTGAGAAATTGAGACTACTCTTTTCACATTTGAATTGCATATGAGTCGTGTGCATGCAATGCAAGGAGTAGTTGTCGTGTACATCGTGAGCGAATGATCGTCGCTGCGACATTGGAGAAAAGCGTTGCTTTCTGCATGGATCGCATTGCATTTGTCTAGCCCCTCCCCCGATGGATAGTTGGCCCCCTCGCAAGGTTGGTCGATACAGTGTACAAAACCTTTTGCTACGCCATTGAATCCAGTAGCGACTATGTGGTCATTCGAATCGACTAGGACACAACCTACTTGTCTTCGTGCACAGGTTCCACGTTCTGATACAACCGTTGCAATTTTTAGAAAATATTCATCTTTGCTGAGTCTCACATTTATAGCCCTAACCATTCCGTGTTTCGCTGAGCTATAAAAACTGTGGCTTCTACATCAGGATTTAAACTTTCATCCTTGTGTAGAGACCAAAGTACCTGGGTAACGATATAATTTTCTTCCATATCAGGAAAATTGGTTATACGTACAACATCTCCTATTCGTGGTACATCGGAATGACGTACCACTGTTTGATCCTCTCCAGAGGAGTCTTTGTACATATATATAACTTTCATCTTCTATGTATTTAATTTCCCAAGTTTGATCGTTGTCTTTTCATAGACTCTATTTGATCTTCAGTTCGTTTGACACGTAATTCTATTTTTTTGATCGCATCATCGTGTCGAGATTTGTTGCGCTCCAAAGTTTGTTTCATGCCGTCTATCTGTACACGTCCACGTTGAACTTGATATTCTGCTCTTCGTATTCGTGAATTCAAACCCTGAAGTCGTCGTTGTTGTAAATACTCTTCTCTTCTCATAAAGTCTCTCCTCCCACTGCGGTAAATTTTTTAATCCAACTTCGTAGAGTAGTTTCTGGAAGCTTGTAGTGCTTACGCACAACGGCACGTCCTTCGGATAGTGCCTGTTTAACAACCCTGATCTTGAATTCTGTTGTGTACGTATGTGGAAATTTATGTTCTTTTATTTTTTCGGGTGGAGCCTTGTGTTTCTTTATTATTTTCATGGGAGTGTGATTAAGAAGAAATTGTTTGACTTTGAGGCGTGTGCCGTCAATCGGTAGGAAACGAGTGCTGGCAGAGTTGTCTCTATCAAAAGCAATAGTGACCATTACATCAGTAAGTGTGGGTTTGCATTTGGTAACAAGCCCTTCGCCAAAGGTAGTATGGCGAATTCTATCTCCGATATTGATATTCTTTACTCTTAGCTCATTCATGAATAGAGTTTTACCCAACTGCGTAGTGTGGTTTCAGGAATTTTGTATTTCTTCCTAACTTCGGTGCGTCCGTAAATACTAACTTCTTGAACTACCTTCATTTTAAATTCTGTTTTGTATTTTGATCCATTTGATGGAGATAATTCTGGTTCCCTTTGTGAAAGAAATTCTTCTTTTGTTACGATTTCGTTTTTTTTGTCTCTACCCTTTTTAGGTGGACCAGTCCATGAAGTTTCAGGCATTGAATTTTTAAATGCATCTATTTCTTTACATTTATTACAAGTGCCTAGGCTCCATGGGCCATTCGGGGGTTCAATGATCCAGTGGTGCGAACACGGTTTATTTGTAGTTGTCACTATCCTGTTGTGACCCTCCTTTGTCCTCAACATCTCTAAATTTCTTAGGAAGTATTTGCTGCACCACAGTTAATTTTTCTTCAGTTCCTGCGGCACTAATGGCAATTCCCTTACTTACGCTGAGTAATTCTTCGTTTACTGCTAATAGCCGCATAGATACCTCTAGAATTCTGTCGTTTATGCTCAGTAAATTTAAAGTAATCCTCAATATTCTCCAATTTAACCAGGAAAGGAAAACCATGAGTATTAATTGGACAATAAGAACTGCTCCAATAATACTTGTATTTAGACTATCGATGGTCTTGTCAGTCCCTTCTTTTCTATTTGATCCCTGCAATAAATTGCTAGATCCTTTAACGACCACAGGGGTTCTTTCCCAACATTAGCAATAACATCGTCATTGGCTTGCTCAAGATGTTGTGCTAGTACCCACATCGCTTTTGCCAGTTGTCGTTCACAGATAAGTTTTTGTTCCTCTTCTATCGTTTCTATGTCTTCATGCATTATGGATGCATGGATTTCTTGTGGTGTCATTAAAAGATCAGCGAGGTTAACATTAAAATAATCCATTATTTATTCGTCCTAATTTGATCTAGAAGCGCATTTAACCGCTCTGCGGGATTTAAATCTTCTGGTTGTTTGGGATGGCCCACATGCCATCCATCGTGGATCTTGCAAGAATAAGGTGAAATAAAGTCTTTCTCTTTTAATAAAGGATTCTTGTTATAAGAGTCAGCGTAATCCTTCGCTATTTTTTCTGTTGAATGTCTCTTTTTTGAGGAGCAATCCACATCACACCACTTTATTACCGTGTCTGTATGGACGAGTTTCGTTATAAGACATTTTTTCAGTTATGGCTTTTTCCAGGTCTAGTTTAAACTCCCCACACAGATCTGCTATACGTATAACGACATCAGCAAGTTCTATAACAAATCCTTCGGGTTTCCCTTCCTGTGCCTCATACCACACATTATCTAGATGTTCCATTCCTGTCTCCCTGTATGCCTCCAGGGCTTCACTCACTTCACTGTGTATTAGAGCTAAAAGTTCGGGAATGTTTCTAGAGGAACTGGGCAACTCCGTTGAATCCCACCACCCCTTCTCTATGGCATTTTTATGGGATTTCTTTATGAGAGTTTTTATATCCATGTAAGCCACTGTTCTCTATTGCAAACTATTGGTCGGGCTTGCATAGTATCTTTATAGGCATCTTTTATTGACAGACCTTCATTCTTATGAAGATACCAGACCACTGCTAGGGGTGCTCTTTCCATACCCATTGCACAATGGAGAACAACGCTTTGATCCGTATCATCAAGAATCTCACCGATCTTGTTGGAGATCTTACTTAACGTGTCTTTAAAATTAGATTCGTAGGGCTGCAATCCCATAATTATATCAGAGCCTATGCCAATTTCCGGGGCTACAGTAATAACATAGTGATCCAGAGCTATTGCTTCACAGGCACCTTCCCAGTCCGTTATACCTATCCTAGGACGTACCCAGGATATCTCATCTGGATTAAAATCTTTGGGTATAGATCTACCGACCATCCTGCTGAGGCCCGGTTGACCGTTGCTTCCATGCAGCCTCAGTTTAGAGGGTTGGCTGTTTTTAAGTTGGGGCAGTGTTAATGGCATTTTTTCTTTCCGTGCTTCCTTTACCATATCCGCCATATATTAAATTCTTACATCTACATCGTGAGCTACGTATCCGTTGGGAGTCCATTTGGTCCAGGTGCCATCACAGTACCTTTTAGTCCAGCCACCCTCAGGGTTTCTTACGCTCTTAATCTTTTTGCCACCACAGTTGTATGAGCATCCTTCTTCGACAGCCCATTCACCCATCTCGCCTTTAGAACCGCCCATATACCATCGGGCATGCCCCTCGTCTATGAGAGCCTTGTTCACATTCAAGCCTTCACCCGTGTTGGAGTTGATCCAGATCTCACCCAGGATTCGTCCAAATTTCCCCTTGCCATGTTTTGAAGTCTTGAGGATTACGTCCTTCTTGCCTCGCTTCTTGGGGAGCACATTAGCCGAAGCTATGAGTTCTTTGATCCTGTATTTCGCAGCCAGCCCCAGAACCTTTTCCTTCTTATTAGAGGTAAAGCTCTCAGGGGTATCTAACCCAAGAAGGCGAATGCGCTCTTCGTATATTATCTTGAAGCCCATGTCGATTCGAGCATCGACGGTATCACCATCAACTATCCTCGTAATCACCACTGGAAACTGGAAACTGGGTCCCATGGATGCGTCTCCTCTCAAAAGAAATTATATGCGTTACTTCTATACATGTCAAGTACCTGCCATATTGCTACAGTTATCTGCTATTTAAAAATGTGGTAGTTAATTTGACATATTTCTTGTCTAGTCCTGATATGTTTTTGTAGTCATCCAACGATGTAATCAACGTTTGTTTGTCTAGGGTGGTTACACTATAGTATTTCTGAATGGCTGCGATCCATTTACCAGAAATATTATTGGAATTCTGATTAGAGTTTATATATTTTCTGTACTGGTCTTCAAGCTGATCTGGAACGTAAACAACAGTATTCGTGCCGTCTCTTGAAGCACATAATCTACATAACCATCTAATATTAAGTGGCTGAGTGTAGTCAGTATGGATAGCTTGAGTTTTGGGAGCGGCACATACTTCGCAGGGTTGTCTTATTAACACACCATCTTTGATGGCTTTAAAGACTTTGTAGTATGCCCTGCGTCGTTCCGGGTGCTTATTTATGAGAGCCTTGACTATTTTCTTATGTTTTTCTCTCCCGTGTTGAGTCTTGTTGTAATCTCTCTGCCAGTCGGACCTGCAGACAAGACATCTATGTTCATATCCCGAAGGAGATCGTTTACTTCGTGTGAACTCAGATAGGTTTTTAAATTTGTTGCAGGTTTTGCAACGGTATTTATACCCTTCAACCCTATTGTCCTTTTTGTGTGAGTGTTTCCGGCATGCACTCGCATTTTTGGTTATCTCTACCTCACAAATTGGGCAACTTTTAACTACGTGGCCCGTTCTTTTATGGCGTATTTCACCTATCTCATCGAGTATTTGAGAGACTCTCTGCCTGGTGACACCAACTAATTTGCTGAGTTCTGAGGTGTTGATCTTTTTTAAATTGGTATTGAGTTCGAGATACTGTTGTATGGTTTCTTTAGGAGTCCCGCCTAGGGAATATTTATAGTGCTCAGTGGTAGGCGGAATAGATAAATCTGATTTTTGATTCTGGACTTGCTGGAGACCCAGTGGGTTTGTATTAGGTTGTTTTGAGGTATTAATCATGTGTCGTATCCAGGTTTACTAGGCTACTAGGCAATTTTTACAGCATTATACCTGACATCAAGACAAATGTAAACTAAAATCCGTGATTTACTCTTTTTGTTGATTATGGTATACTGCTAGTAGAAATCTTTAATTCTGGAATTCAAAAATCGGAATTCGTACCTAAACAATAATCCAACATTTCGGTAAATACACTGTATATATATTTAAAATAAGAGGAAATACTTATAGATACAATAGACATGTATAATGGTTGATAGAATTAGGTATGTGTCAAGGAGTGGCGTGTGACTATAATAATTGCCGAACAGATCGAGGATGGGGAGAAACAGGAATGTTGCCCTATATGTGGATCTCTTGGGGTAGTTCATTTCGAGGATACCTCTACCATCCCAGATATGCAGCATAGATGCCTCAGGTGCAATGGAGGGTGGGATGGATGTGTGGTTAGTAACAGCAACACTCTTGCAGAGAGGCTATCAAACTCAGAACAGAAGTAATTTTTTCAATGAAAGATGATCAGAGGGGACGTAAATTCAGGAGAATGCCCGAAATATCCTATGGCAAATGTATTCGTAAGGAGTGTAGATCGGTATCGGATCTGGCGGACGGTCTATGCATGGTCTGTTGGGATCGTACATCTTACAAGTGTGATCTGTACGAGGAGGGTGAGGATTTTATAGGGGAGGTTGAGGACTCTGAAAATGAACCTGGAGAACAGAGAACTGGAAATAAGAGCCATATGAGTAATTTTCGATATTGAACTATTTTCCATATATGTGCTTTACATCCCTTCTGTCTTATGGTATACTACTAGCAGATTAAGAAAAGGAAGAAGGAGTAAGGCTAATGTTTGCAGAAGATCTGAAATCGTACATAAAGGCGGGTCAGCCTTTAATCTATGTGACTGCTCTAGAATTGCCCCGTGCGGCTTACAGCATTGAGACAATATGCAAGTCGTTGAATGGGGAAGGGTATCCTTTCCATGAGTGGAAGGTAACCACTGGTTGGGACGGCACGGGGTCTGGTGACGATCCCGCTGAAGTTTTCGACTGGATAGACAAGTTTGACGACAACAGTGTGTGCTTGCTGTACAACTTTCATGGGTTTATCGGTGAGAATCCCGATATGCCTACAGTACAGAATTTCATTGATGGCTATGCACGATGGAAGGGGATTCGTCCTCGCACCGTGATAGTTCTGTCTCCCATATACAAAGTTGCCCCGGAGTTTGAGCGGCTTTTCCTGTCTGTTCCTTACGAACTTCCCACTCCTGTTCAGATTGAAGAGATAGTGGATGTGGTAACTAATGAATGGGTAGAACAGGGATTGTTCTCAGGGTGGGAGTCCGATGATGATAAGAGGCGTGTCATAGCCAATGCTGGAGGTATGACTGAGAATGAGGTTGAGAACGCACTAGCCTTATCGATGATAAAGACAAAGACATCTGTTGATCCTAAAATCATTATGTCCGAGAAGGCTAAGATTTTAGAGAGTTCTGGTGTATTGGAGTACACTCCCTTTGATGGAGATATGTCTTCTGTGGGTGGTCTGCAACTCCTCAAAGAGTGGCTGATTAGGCGTAAGAATGTAATATTTGACCCACGGTCAAAAGATTTTGGAATAGCTAACCCCAAGGGAGTTTTTCTTCTTGGCCCTCCAGGAACAGGCAAGAGCCTTACGGCAAAATGTATTGCCCAGGAATTCGGTTTACCTTTGATCAAGTTCGATATGAGCAAGGTCTTCAGTAAGTTTGTAGGCTCAAGCGAAGAGCGCATGAGGATGGTATTTAATCAGATAGAGAGTCTTGCCCCTGCAGTGTTGTGGGTGGATGAGATTGAAAAGGCAATGGCAGGTGCAAGTGGTGGCGGAGAACAGGACTCTGGCGTAAGCAAGCGTGTTTACGGACAGATGATTACCTGGATGGAAGAACGCTCCAAGGACAAGCTGATTTATATAGTGGCTACTGCTAACAGCATACAGGGGCTTCCTGCTCCACTTCTCAGGCGGTTCGATGAAGTCTTCTGGGCCGACCTCCCTACACAGGCCAACAGAGAAGAAATCTTAGAGATTCATCTGACAAAGCGTGGCAAGGAAATGCCCTCTAAGTCCAGTGTGGGTAAAGTAGTTAGTCTTATGCAGGGTTTTTCCGGGGCCGAGATTGAGAAGGTCGTGGATGCTGCTCTAGTTGATGCATTTGCAGACGATCCAGATAGCCCTATTTTAAAAGGCAATCATTTAGAGGTAGCTGCATCAGCCATAGTGCCTCAGGCTAGGTTAAACCGTGAGGAAATAGAATCTTCTCGGACATGGGCATTCGGCAGGTGCAAAGAGGCTCAAGAAGGAGAGCCAGTACGTTTGGACAACATCAATATAGATAAAATGAATCTTATGGCAAGCCGTAGGGTGAGTTTGAACTAGGATGATGTGCTTGACGTATTATCTAAATTAAGGTAAAATATAGGAAATAAAGAAAAGGAAGGGATTAGGAATGGTTTTAACATCGGTTTCGGTTAACGGTACGGGCGAATCAAGGGAGCTTGGGGGTATATGGAATAAGGGAATTCTTTGCCGCATACAGGGCGGCATTTGGTCCATGGAAGCCCGCCTTGATCCTGGAGACTTAAATATGCGGGGAGAAGAGCTTCCAGATTTTGTGAGGCTTGGATCAAAGCGACTACTTCCCAGCAAGGTCAAGCACGACTTTCTGAATACGATTGGCAGGGCACGTAATGCTGCTGATCGCTATGGGTTTCCATTTTTCATAGGTGGCACCTCTTTCATACCATTCGAGAATTTTGATCTGCTGAAAGAGGCCATAGAGAAAGAACGAACGACTTTTTTTGAGCATGTTGATAAGTTCATAAGTAGGTATGAAGATCATCGAAACGAGTATCTGGAAGCGTATCCTCAACATGCAGGTTCTCTGGCTATGCACTATCCAGATGTTGATTTTGTTCGGAGTAAGTTCAAGTTTGAGACAATCTACTATGCTGCGAACATTGGGAGTGTTATGGGGGCCGATGGCACGGCAGAGGATATGTATCTGTCTTGGGCCGTAAATTCAATGAACACTCTTAGGGCTGAAGCACGTCAGATAGCCGATAGAATAATAGAGGCGGATGCGAACGGCGGTAAGATAGATGGTCGTAATATGCGTCCCGTCCAGGGTCTGAGAGATAGAGTATCTGCAATGGATCTGTTGGAAGATCCTGATCTTAAGAGAGCAATCTTAGCATTGTCAGTGTCTCCTCCTGAGGGCATGAAGGAATATGCCAAAGAGTTGAAGGATGCTGCTGTGGATGTAAATCCTCTGTTTGTTAGAAGGATTTTAATAGATTAAAAAGGGAGACATGATGGGAAAGGCTATACAAGAAATTCAAAGTCAGAACGGCAACGGTACATATAACATAGTTCTTGGTAAGGATTATCGAATCTATTGCACATGCAAGGCTTGGCAGTTCAGTAGGCCACCGATCAAAGAGTGCAAGCACCTACGAGAGCTATTCGATGTAGCTATTGAGGGACAGAGCGTTATGGTGGCCCTCCAGAAGCCGAAAGAGCCAAAGAGAAACGAGGGAATGTTCATCCGTAGGATTCTCATAGATTAATAAAAAAATTGAAGTGCTTGACTTGTATAGATATTTCCTATATAATGGGAACAAAGAAAAGGAAGTTTAGAAAATGCCGTGCTACATAACATATCGAACTTACACAACTATTAAGGATTCTGATTACGTTTCATTTTTGGATGCTGTCAGGTCTCTTGGTTACCAAGTGTCCACACTAGGATCGGTTATTGAGATAGATGGTGGTCGTGTAACTCTTAATCAATCGGGTGGCGGGTATGAGCTTGTTGGAGATAGAACTTTATGCGGTAAGTTTTTGCAGGAGCATAAACTCCGTAAGGCCGAAAAGGACGCAAGAAAGAAGGGTCAACGCACTAAGAGGTTGGTCAAGGCTAATGGTGATATAGCATTGGAGATTGCATAATGGCAAATAAGAAATTGATTTTGACATTCTCAGCTTCTGGTACTGAAATAACGGCGGAGCTTGAGGGGTTCCCTCCTGGGGCTACTGCTGAGAAAGAGGCGGATAAGTACCTAAAGGGTATAGCTGTTAAGGATAAGGTCGGACATCGCCCGCACAAACATACAAAGGAAGGTCAGGTAGTCTACACAGGCTAGTTATGAATACTTTTAATGACAAAAACATAGAGCATTCACGTTCGAAGACTCAGAAGCTGCATCCCAAGGAAACGTCTGCTTCAGCGGTTGATACGTGGTCTGGGATATCTTTTGTCAGTACGCCCACCTCTGAGACTATTCCAGCCAAATGGGTATTCGTCTTTTTTGATTTACCTAGTGAGGAGTTTACTAGACGAGTAGCCTTACATAGGCAGTTCCGTAAGGTCGGTTTGGCAATGCATTCTCAGAGTGTTTACTTTATGCCGTATAGCCGACTGGCCTATAAAGCTGTTAGTGGCATAGATGAGAGCCTCATGGTGATAAGGGCAAATATTGAAGACAATAAATCAGTCCTTCTCGTTGGTTTGTATCAAAGGCTTATAGAGTCTCTGTTTCTAGAGGTTGAGAATAAGGTAGAGGAGCTTGCAGAGGCTAAGGCCGATTCTGATAATACTCGTGGATATACAAAGAGGTATAAGAAAATGTTGGAGCGTCTTGACGATCTAAAATCTGTTGTCAAGTCTGTCCCATCTGATTCATATACACAACGCATCAAATTATTGGAGTTAATGGTAGAAGAGATTGATGAAAGAGCACCCGGGGTGGGAGTTAGTTATTAAGGAGAATTGAATGTCAGTAACTAGACAGCCTATAGAAGACAAGCAAGCATATACGATATTACTAGAGTGTAAATATGCTCCAATCTTAGATTGGTTTAATTATTGTCCAATGTGTGAGCATCCTGTTAAGAAAGGATAGGGTGGAGTCCATAGAAAAAATCGCCACATTTCCCGATGCTCCAGCTATAGAGTATCAGGATTTACGTGTTCCATTTTTAGAGATAAATACTCGTGAACAGTGGCAATATTTTGTCAGAAATATAGACAATGGAACATACATCCTGGTTCACGATGTGGATGTTTGGCATAGAACACGAGGAGTGATTCGTCCAGAACAAAGATGTTTTTTATATGATAAAATTTTACGGAAATTGGGATCCTGGGATGGATCCCATATTATTTCTAGGCATGATTCTCGTAAACGTTTGTGGGTTACTGTTTCCCTTCCTGATTATTTTTGTGATGTTTGTGGTAAGCGCATTAAGCCCTATAGAAAAGTATGTCAGTCATGCCGTATAAAGCAATATCATAGGGACAGGCCGTTTTTTCCCAGAAGAGAGCCTGTTGAGATTAGCATTGGAGACTATGATCTTGAATCGGCCTACCGCCAATTTAAGATGATTTCGAGGCATCAACGTTTAGTTGTTACTCATTTGGACTGCAATGGAGTGGATAGGTGCCTTCATGTACGGTATTATTTCCATAGATACCGCCAAACATTGCCTAAGCGTACTTCCAAAGTGTCTGGTAATATAACTGAGGTAGTTCAACTTTAATGTGTGTGATATGTGGGGAGTCTGTTGATCGTCAGGAATGTGATTTTTGTGGCGAATCAGTGTGTGATGATTGCATTATAGAGTCAGAAGGCATTTCAAACGACAGCTTTTGTTCTGAGGATTGTGCTAGGGATTTTGGTGAAGGTTAGAGGTGTTTCAAAAAGCTCACTTTTTTCGGTGAGAAATTGTTTTACATTTAACATTTAAATAGGTATACTCAGAATAATCGCTGTGGCGGTAAGGTAAGGTAAGGCTATGGAATGGGAAGATCGGTTTGATACATCTGTAAAGGCGTTAGTTAGGGAAATACTGACTATTTTGGAGAGTGTTATAGTTGTGGATAGCCAAAGGAAGGCTCTCCGTACAATAATGCGGAAAACAATTTATACTATTACAGATAACTTAAAAGAGGATATTATTTCTGAGGTCGGACCCATAAAACCTGCTTCTGTCGCAGATAAGCAGGAATTCACGTTCCCCAGAGGAGAACAGTAATGCCTGATCACCAGGGAAGACAGGATTTTCCAGAGGTAGCCGACGAAAAAATTAATATAGGTACTTTTAACGAGTGGGCACCTTTGGGGGTTTCAGATATATATTCTCCCAAGGAGGAGCCAAAGTTGCGGGATCAGGTGATGCTTGATCAAGCTGCCATGCTCAAAGAAATTGTAAGCATGATCGAAAGTTTTAGTGGCAAGAAGTCCACCGCTAAGAAAGTTGAAGATCCCTATAAAGGGTCTTCAATCAAGAAGGCCACCGGGTGGACTATGGATAAGCAAAATCCTGAAGTTCAAAGTGAGGGCTTCGGAAATGATGCTTATTATAGACCTCCCAGTAAGAAAGAACTTTCCACAGGTCATGCTTCTATGAGGGGCGAAAAGTCTGAATGGGATACTCATGGTAAGCCAAAAACATCTGGGGTTAATAAACAGGAGTTTGAAAAGTCTGGATTTGAGATGTGTGCAAAGTGTGGAGACAAGTTGGAGAAGGGCGGTGGTTGCCCTCCCTGCGACGAAAAAGAAACTTTAGAGAAGTCAATTGTTAAGTCTATAAATACTTATCTGAGGTAAATATAGTGCCAGCCGAATCTGAGTCCCAGAGAAGGGCTGCTGGTGCGGCTTTAGGAGCAAAACGGGGTGGTTCTGTTAAAAGCCTTCGTGGGTCTTCTAAAGGTATGTATGAAAGTATGACTGAGGACGAACTGGAAGATTTCGCCAGCAAATCCCTTCAGTCGTCTCCTTCCAGGGAGGGAGAACCAAGCCACGTCCCTTCGTTGCCTAAAGCTACTGAATCTTTGAGTACCTTAGATAAATCTGCCAGTTTAAATATTCTCGTTAAGACTATAGATTTTTACTTGAAAGAGGGTTCTCAATCCTCTATTGCCGGGTTTACCTCTAAGAATTTTGATATTTGTCCTAATGCTGTAAATGTTTTCAGGAAGTTAGAGGGTAGTGTCAATTCGAAGACGAAAGACTCCATTGTATTTGCGGCTAAGGCGACTGATGATTTTTTGGGCGTAGAGAAAAAGGCAGTATCAAGCAAGTCTGCTTCTCTGGATGATATAGAAAATATGGTAAACCTCATGCAAGCCGCCCATTTTCATTCTGGAGAGGTAAGTAGTCTCATAGGAGAAGATCTATCTACCGATTTTTCCTTTTCTACTGGGCATCTTATTACGGTAATGGGGCATTATGAGTCGGAACAGTAGGAGACCCCGTACCACTGTTTCAGAATTAGAAGTCTCTATCATAGGGGCTATAGATGGGTATTTTTTAAAATATGGGTGGGGCGATGAGGATTTTGTAGATGGTGACATGGGTGATGCGGGCAGATGGGTTACTACCACTCCCGATGTTAAGGAAACTAAACAAGTAGCCTCCCCTAGTGACACTCCAGTGGAGTCCCCAGAGCTTCCAGCCGACGTTGAAATGCCAGAAGCCGTAGGTAAGGACTGGAGCAGCGGGAAAACTCCTGCCCCAGTCAGCCAGAGCTATAGCATGGACTTCTACGGCGGTGGAAATGAGGAGGATTTTGCAGCCGCCCCAGAGTGGATAACCCAGGAGCGGGAGGGTGGGTACTCCGCAGGAGCCGTTTCAACCCCGAAGGTAACATCACAACCTGTTCAAACGACGGAGGAGTATTATGATGCTGATATTGCGGAGGAGACACTTACGCCTTATGTAGCCCCAGTATCCACTGTGGACACTTCTAGTTATGAGGATGCAGATGCTTATGCATCCGAATATGAGTCAAATATACCCATTCCCCCTACCGTAGAACCTTCTCCGACTAGTGACCTGGATTCGGATGTGGCGGCTTATGAACCTTATGATAGTCAAGAAGAATGGTTGGGGGGGTATGTAGCCCCTGCCGCAGGGTCATCATCGGTTGACCCAGTCGATACCTATTCGTCTGGACAATGGGATGATGACCCTGAGGCAGATATTCACGGAGATTTCCCTAATTATGGTGGGGGATCACCCATTACTTCCCAGCCTTCACCTATCCCTGTAGACACTTCTAGTTATGAGGATGCTGATACCGAATGGACATATGATTTTCCTAGTCAGACAACTGACCCCCTCCCTCCTGTTAGCAATGCAGATCCTACACCCGATTATGGGGATGCTGATCAGAGCTATGACCCGAATTTAGAGCCACTTATACCAATAACAGACAACACTGTGGGGAGTGTAGATCCTATAGATACAGTAGCTATAGGAGTTACCGATCCCGATAATGTTGCCATAGATCATAGAGGTCCCGGTTCGTCTGGTTCTAGTGGTAATATGGGTGGTTCCTCAGGAACCATTGATAATGATCAAACCGACTCCGTTGTCCCTGGAGAACATGAAGACGACGGCGGCAACTGGTTCACGAATTTCCCAGGTAATGTTGTCGATGTTGGTGGTGATGTGGTTAGTGGTGGAAAAGATCTTGTTTCGGGTGCCTATAATACTGTCACCGATGCGGCGGGTAAGGTTTATGACCTAGCGTCTGCTGGGGTGGGCAGTGGGATTGATATCGCAGGTAATTTCGTAGATACTGCTGCATCAGCAGCAGGTTTACTGCCGTGGACTGAGTCCAACCTGAATATACATGATTCAGGCACCACATCATCCGCCAACACTGCTGTTGCTCACCTGGGCACAGGTGGGTCTGGCCCAGGTACTCCTGCTTACATACCCGACAGGGACGGCTACGATAAGAGTAAGAGTCGTACATGGGGCCATGAAGATGATAGTATAAAGGAAATAACCAGCTATTTAGAGCGGTACGGATAGGGTGTTCAATCTAAAGGTAAGGGGATTGTGGGAATTATGACTTTAGTCAACAAGGTTAAGAGATCAAAGGGAATACAGGAAGTAGAGAAAAAACGAAAACTTAACATAGCCTGGATCCTTGAAAATAAGGGAGATCTGTTAGAGAATTATCCTAATCGTTGGGTAGTAGTGGACGATGAGTCAATACAGTTGGTAGAGATTGATTTCTCTAATATGTATCGAAATATGAGAAATCGTGGATTGAATGACACATTGGTTTATTATTACGTTATTGAGTTGGATCCGCCCCCAATATTTGTGACCCCAGTGGAGATAGAATATGACTGGTCAGAAAAAGCCGGATGGTACAATTGATAGGACATTTCTTCAGGGATTAGACCTAATGCTTGGGTCTTTGATACAGAAGAATGATGTTCTGGGGGAAGAACCTATCCCAGATTCAAATGGGGATGTTGATGTTGGCTCTGTACTTGAAGATGCTGATAATGGGGCAATGGACAAGCAAAAAGATGATGAATCTTCAGAATCTGCTACATCTGAAACAGATTCACTTGAAGTCGCTACTGATCTAGGAGACAAGACCAATCTTCCTCCAGAGATGGGGCGTAAAGAGGACAAGGGCGAGGAGGGACTTGTTGACGATGGGTCAATAGCTGAGCCTATGTTACGTCGTAGGGAAATTCGAAAAGCTGTATTGGGGGGTATGGATCGTGGTGTAGATCTTTTTCAATTATGGGCTGATGTAGACAAGGTAATAGAGAAATCTTCAGATTATTCTCCTCATACATCGGATGTAGATATTTTGAAATCATTCGATTTATGTGAGTGCACTAAAACTGAGGACATAGTTGAGGGAACCCTCGTTTATAAGATGCTTACAGATAGAGGTAGCCGACCTTCCAGTGAGTGGTGGAATGAATGTGTTACGTTTGCAAAGAGTATAGAGGGCATGGAAGAACCTGCATTTTTTGCAGCTTTTATGTATTACGAGCCTGATAATTTCAATCCTGAGAATTTTATGAAGGGATTGAATGACACTGGGGGCACGCCGAGGGCATCTGGACGTGGGGTATCTCACGATACCGAAATAGATGAGAATATAGGGGCGGCTGGTGGTCAGGCTATTGACGGTCTGGGTATGTCTAATGACGGAGAAGGGTTCGACAAGGAGTTTATGGAGGGCGGGGGCAACACTTCGGGCGGCTCTGCGTCTGTTAAGCATTGCAGTCATGACGGCAAGAATTTTGAAGATGAATGTGACTGCCCAAACCATGAAGATCCTGTACACAAGACTTGAGCGTAGTTTCGCTTCGACGTGATCGAAGTGAGGAGCATATGACACAAGAGCTACTTAAACATGTTGATGAGATGATTGAATCTGTGATTGTCTCAGAGCTTGGGTTCTTTCAGGACAATAATTACACCATCGATCTTTCTGTGAAGACTGAAGATGGTGAGGATTCTTTTTTTGTGCGCCGGAACGGTGCTGTTCTCTATGCTGGACCTGACGGAGCGAAGGCCGCTTCCCAGTTTTATTCTCAGATAGCTCAGGTTCATGAGGATGACCAGAACGGTGCTGATCCAGATTTTGCTACTCTGAGAGAAATTTTAGAGGCTCGAAACCAGCATGTGAAAGAGGCTCTTTCTCAACTGGGCCACACGGATTTGGCCCGGTCTTTGAGTAAACTTACTTTCAAATCTATTGATAATGAATGGCACGATATATTCTTTTCTCCCGATGCTACAGAGGAGATAATCAAGGGAGAGCGTGTAGAGAAGCTTATACCTGCCGTTATCGGAGCGGCTTTAGGGGCAGTGGGCCAGGTTGCGGGTACAGTAGTGGATGCTGCTACGAATGTGGAAGCTTCGGATCCAGATGAGACCAAGCCAAAAAGTAAGGCTCCTAAAGTGGGGGGTGTAGATAAATCTGTTTCTGACAATCTTATTTACACTGAGGATGATCGTTCTGAGGAAGCAAAAGATTTAGAGAGTCCAGCCAATTTTGATGAGGCTGCCAGCAAACCCAATCTTATTATGCGTCAGGAGCTTGAGAACACTTCTGAATACCAGGGAGTGTTCTTCTTCATTAAAAATTCTTTTGAAGAGCTTCTCTTTGTGAAGCGCACTGGTGCTCCTTATTGGGAACTTCCCGGCGGATTAAAGAAGGAGGACGAATCTCTTAGAGATGCATTGAAGCGTCAGATTGCCCTATTAAACTTAAAAGCACGACAGGCAAAACAACTTGGCTCTGTCAGTATGGGTGAGGGCCATGTAAGTGGGATGATATTTGCGGTATCGGTGTCTGGTCAGATAGTTCTTCCTGATAAATATGATTCACTCACATGGGTCTCCGTAGGAAGTTTGGCGAATGTGCCATTGGCCCCTGATTACAATATCGATGAATTAAAGGACATGATCACTACCTCTATGGATGATCCTGAGGATAGGCTTTATCTGTCCACCAATGTTAGCAATGATATTTACAAACAACGAGATATAACTGATTTAGGTGATCCATTTCAGTCGGTGGGCGATAATTATGTTCCTCCTGGGGTTCGTGGCTCAGTTGTTCAAGATGGGGTTCGTGGAGGTGTCCAAGCTAGAGAGATAGGGGACAATCTGAAACATCTTCGTAACCAAGTCGGACTTAAACACCATGAGGAGTCTGAGGGTGTTTTTAAGTACCCAGACAATAATCCAATACCTGAGGGTGAGGATGAAGATCTGGATCCCGGAAGGGAGCATGTTGAGGAGGAGAATAACCCCTATCTACATAAGAGTCGGGACGGTTCTCGACAGTCATATATGGGTCTTAGACAGTCATATATGGGCCTTAGACAGCCAGTAAATAAGGAATCTCCTGTGTGGGAGACGGAGACCGATAGTGAGTATGTCGAGAAATTCGATACCCAAGGTTGGGATCCCGGTCACCCAGAAACAATAAATGATAGTCGCATGCAACCTAGAGGTATTCCTCAGGAGCGGCTAAGTGAGCGTATTGAGAAGGGTGAAGATGAGGGAATAGGGGCTAAAAGAACACTTGTAAAGGTTAATGAGTACTCTAAAAGACTTATAGATATTTTAGGTGACAATGAAGAAATAGATTTTTGGGTTCTCGATAAGATTTCTCGTACAGGCTCCTATATGAGCGATATATATCATCATTTGACTGATTCTAGGAAACTTGATGTTCAGCAGAAAGCATATCCTTTCACGGTAGACAGGCCGGAAGATATGCAGGATCCGATTTCTGCTCAACGCAAAAAAGACAAATTATCTCCTGCCAGTGAGGAAGCTCTTTCCAGTGCAGAGGCTGGGACCGGTACTCAAGCTTTTAGTTCTGGAGCAGTAGTAGATTTACCTGAATCTATGGATGCTGAGATAGGTGTTCAACCGCATGCCGTACAGGGTTCTGGATCTGAGGGTGTTGAGGGGGGTGGAGATGGGAGCATAGATATGATTCCAACTCCAGATGCCTCTATGAATATTGATGAGGCCGAGAAGGCTTCGGAGTTCGATTCAAGATTGAGATCCCTTAGAAAGAAAGATCCACTTGTTAGAAAAGATACTGTTGGATCATATGATGATCACCATCATGATAGATTATCCAAAGTAAATACTTTTGAATCTAGGTTGGTTGAGTTAAAAGAAGGTGGAGGTGATGGTGGGGGAGGTGGCAGTTTTGGTGGGGATGGCGGTAGTGGAACTGCTATGACCTCTGGTGGAACTCACACTGCTACATATGGTGGTGGGGGGACTTCTACTGCTTATGACAGTTCTTTGAAGCCCAAATCAGCCGAAGTAACTAAATCTGATTCTGACAAAGAAGAAGAAAAAGAGTCTGAAGTAGAAACTATATTTGAGAATGTAGCTGAAACTGTAGATAGCAGTTTGGAGAAAAATGCTGATGTTTACGGCACTACGGAGGGGCTATCTCAGCTACCAGCCCCAGACGTGCCTGAGCTTGGACAGACCAAAGATCCTAAAAAATCTAATTCAATAGATAGGCATAGGCCGGGGGATTCAGAGTCTAGAAGAAGGATGGACGGTAGGGGTGTTCGTAATGAACCGTTTCCTCCTGGGCAGGAGCCTATAGGGGATGATGTCAGTAATTTAGTTATTGCTGAGAATGAGGATACTTACAAGCCCGCAGAGCTTGAAGAGAGGGCCGAGAACGAAATTGTCCGAAGAAAATTCATAGACGAAGATTCTCATAGGATTCGTACTAATGATATGGCTGCGGAGCAATATACGAATTTATCCTATGATACTCGTCTTACACCTGAGAACCAGCTAGGCGACGCTGTTTCGGGTGTTGTAGCGACTTTGCTTTCTCCCATGCTGGCAAAGAGTGGAGACGATCCTAGTAATATAGATGTGGGTCTTATGAAAGTCCTGGTTCCCGATGGTATCGAGAAACAGACTGATTTCATGGACACCAAGAATACTCTGGTTGTTGCTGGGTGGGGGAATTATTACGTCATAGATCAAGAGGGCCACAGAATTGGTATAGAGGGAATGAGGCGAGCTTTAGAGGAATTTTTAAAGCGTCCAGAATATGCCAATGTGAATATTTTCCATTCTGGGATACAGGTAGGTCAGATTCTTCCAGAATTCACTGATGAGCACGGTAAATTATGGAAAACTGAAGTAAGACCTGAGGGAATGTTTGTTGTGGCTGCCATTAGAAATGATCTTGAAGTTGCTCGTAAGGCTATGAGAGAGATAATGAAAGGCACTTTACGGGGATTCAGTATTGCGGGTAATGCTAAAGATAAAGAGTTGAAGTGTGACCATGGTAAATGCTGGACCGAGGTTACAGATATGGAAATGTATGAAGTCACCCTTTGTGTTCAGCCTATGAATCAAAATTCTTACATAACAGACATTCTTCAAATGCCGGACGCACAAGTATGCCCAGATTGCTATGAGGGTGTTCAAGTTGAGTACGATTCGAACCTTAATATTCAGGGTGTTAGTATCTAAATTTTCAATTTATAGACTTTTTGCAAAAAACTTTACATCTGTAACACTTAGTCGTTATAGTATTTAGTAACCTTTGAAGGAGGTATGAGGAATGGCAAATCGCCAAGAAGAACTGTTGCCTATTCTCAAGGCTCTTCGGGAGTATATATCCAAGGAGTATGCGGTAAATTATCCCCCGCATGTCCGTGGTGAAGATGCTTCCAACAAGGAACTTCCTGCTAACTGGCAGGATAAGCTCGACCCCATCACGGGTGGAGACACTGTGGGTAGGGACAAATTCGGATCTCAGGGCCAGAATACGACAAAAGCTGGCTCACAGTCCGAAGATGCCTATATCCATAAGTCTGAATTGGAGCAGATCCTTAAGGATTTTGTTTCCAAGCACTACGTGGATGGTATGGACGTTCAGCAACGTGGCGCACGTGGCGACAATGCTGGATTTGCCTACCCGGGTGAAGAGCGAAGAGTTCCTGAGGGCTTAGAGAAGCACCATGGGGAAGAGATGGAGAAGAACGAGGAAGAGTTGAACGGGAACGGATTCCCGCCGCCAGCAGAAGAGGAAGAGAATGGTCTTCCTACTATGGAAGAGGCTGGCGAAGAGGAAGAAGATGACGTGCTGGGCGAGGAAGAGGAAGACGAGGAGATAGAGGGCGTTGCTGCGGGCAATATGGCCTATAGCAAGGACCGAGCAGTTTCAAATCTTCTCAAAGATATTAAGGGTCTTCTAGTTCAGAAGCAGACCGAGAGGTCTGAGTTTGGCAGTCTTAAGAAAGAGTTGGACATCATAAAGAAGTCCATGCCCAATCAGATCAAGCAGGGTGTCACTGCTGGGATGAAGAAGTTCAATTTGAATCCTAGTGTTAGTGATCAGGCTACAAGGGTTCCAGTTGGGGCGGCTTCCCCTCCTGCAGCCTCGCCTATGCCTGACAAGAGAATCGGCGTTGAGGGAGAGTCTTTTGCTAAGACGGATCCCGAAGCCAATTGGGCAGCCCAGGAACAGTTTACTAACGCCGTTGAGACGATTTTGAGCGGTAACGACGCTGACGACATTCGAGGCACCTTCAAGAAGGTTAACTCGATGAGGAATCAGTCTGGTGAGCTTACGCCGCAAACCCTGTACTACTATCCTAGGAACGGGGGCGCACAGTAATGACAACGCAGAATGATCTCTCCATAGCTGAATATATCGGTGCTGCCGAGCGAAACCTTCGCTCAAGTCTGATGCCGCCTGGGTACTTTGCTAAGCAGACGTACCTGCAGGTATCGGACGTGTTCACGGCGACTTATGGCCGCAAGGTCTGGGACGCATTGAACAACCAGACCCGGTTCTGGAACATACTTCGAAAGGTACAGTGGGGTCCCACAACTGGTTGGCGTGTTCGCTCCGACAGGGGTTCGAACCGCTCTCGACCAGTGACTGAGACTGGAGCACTTCCTACTGTCGATGTCTCTGCCTATCAGGCAGTCGATTCGGCACCAAGGATTATGGCTACAGACTTTGGTGTCTCACTCAAGTCCCAGATTATGTCTGGGTTGGAAGGTGGCATGGGCGACAACCTTGCGGTTGAGCAAGAAGCTGCTGCAAGGGACCACATCAAGGAGCTTAACTCTGAGCTTCTTCTTCGCTCCAACGGAATTGTCACCACAGGTGGTGCCTCTGCTACAGGGGCAGTGTTAGGTGCTGGTAATACGTTCCGAATTGGTGACACCATTAGTGACACGGGTCTCAGTGATGCTTCAAAGGTAATTTCGGGCATCTCTGGTAACGTTCTTACTTATACTGGTGGTGGAAACCTTACAGACGGTGCTATCGCTTATGCGAAAGCCCGTGCTGGTCTGACCTCGATTGATGACATCGTTGAGCAGGACGCTCGTACTATTGCGGGTGTTACCCTAGGCTCTGGCATCGGGGCAGATGTTTACAACCAGTCCACTAGGACGGCGGGTGCGTGGAATGCTGCTGCAACTGTTCTTGCGAATAGTGGCACAGGCAGGAACCTTACCCTGTCTCTCCTAGACCAGGCCATTAGGGAAGTTCGTATCAATGGTGCGGATCCCGACGTAATCCTTATGGGTTACGACCAGTTCGACAGGCTTTCTTCACTCCTACAGGCGCAGCAGCGTTACATGGACTGGGGCGAGTTCGTTGTAAAGGTTGGCGACGAGAGTACCCTTCCCGGTTCGCATGCTGGGTTCCAGGTTTCGACCTATAGGGGTATTCCAGTCATCGTGGATCCCGACATCCAGACTTCCTACACGGCTGCGGATGCCGAACTTGGCTCTAACGTGTACGTGCTTGACACGAGGTATCTGGAACTCGCTATTGCTGCTCCTACGCAGTACATCGATAACAGGGACTTCTTCCAGGCGAACGCCTTTGTCCTTCGTGGACTCTTCTACACCATTGGTGAGTTGAGGGCACTTCGTATGGATACACACTCCAAGATCACGGATTTGAATGCTTAGTTAGGGGTTTATTAGTGGGTAGGTAGGGGATCTCAAAGTCCCCTACCTACTCTAGAGTTTTAACAACAAAATTTAGTCAGTTTTTCTTGTCATGAGTATCCGAGGGAAACCTTGGAGAGGTTGGTATAGGTGGAAGTGGCAGGAAAAGGAGTTTTTAGATGGCTGTTACATGGACAACGACAATAATTCACCGAAGTGTTTTTGGTAACAAGAGAATTGTTACCGCAGACATAGAAGCTACTGGCACGAGCACCGTCACAGCGACGGGAGATGCCTATGCTCCATCTGAGCTAGGTCTTACAGGCTTTGACATAGTCATGATGAGTGGATTCACCCTCAGTAATACGGGAGGGGCTACTCAAACAGCGGCACAGTCTGTGACTGCTGCTGATACAGGATATTTCCCTGTATATAACTATACCCAAGAGTCAATATCTACCCATCATCTGGGGCCAGCAGATCTGTCTTCGGTGGGTCCTAGCATTGTTGCTACTGGCATCAATATAACTGGTGCCAAGATAAGGCTCATGGCAGTAGGTTACTAGTTTTTACAACTGAATATTGGGTTTTGGGGTGGTACGAGTCAGCTCGACTACTGAATTTTTGACTAGAATTAGAAAAATGGGGTAGTCGTTTTGGCTACCCCATTTTGTATTGGAGAGATATGGCAAGACGTAACTGGACACAGTGTAAGTGCGGAGCAAAGTTGCACGTGAAGAAGGGCGAAAAGATGTGTTATCCGTGTAGGGTTAAGGAGAGGAAAGAATAGGGTAGGGTTATGAAAAATTTAAGTTTATTTATGGGCAAAATAAGACCTCAAATTTTCTTAGCACTATGTATTTTAGGAATAGTGGCGATATTAGGAATTTGGCACGGTCTTAATGAGGTCACGGTTGGCTGTATAGCGGGTATAATTGCGTTAGCAAAAGATGTTTTACAGGTAGATTCTGGTAATGGGGCTGAGGAAGAGTAGGGGGTTAAGGTATGGTGGAGGAGCAAGAATCTACAAAGGAAGAAGTTGGTTTAACAAGGAGAGAGTTAGAGACTGAGCTTGTAGGTGCGAAAGCTAAAATTGTAGAGCTTGAAGCAAAGACTAAAACTACACTTACAGGCTCTCAATTTCTGACAATCGTACTCGTAGGCCCGTTATTTTTGGCTTTCGTAACACTTGGAGTGTTGATTGTGTGGAAAACGACATCAAAACCTGCAGAAATTGCGCCACACCTGGATATAATTCTTGTAGCGTTCGCAATTTTCGCCAATCCTGTGACGGCAGCGGCTGGTGTGATTGTGGGTATGATGCAGGATGACGTGAGAAAGAAGAATGAGGAAAAGTAAGTGACTGAGTAGACCGATTGTCTCTAAGGAGTAATCATGAGTGACGATAAACAAAAGAAATTTAGAAATAAAAAGTTTTCTTTGCGTCTTCCTTCTTTTACAAGTATTAAGCTGGGGGGATTTGGGTCTTTTAAGCTCCCTGTTTTTGGGAAAATACGTAATCCTTTCCCGACAGGGCTTTATCTTGGTGGCGGGAAACTAATTGTAATTTCTCTTGCTACCGTGTCTCTTGGATTCGTAGCGTCTATGTTCCTTTTGCTAAGTAAAGGAGAGCAGGAGATTACTTGGCCCATGACTGGGGCGGTTTACGAAGCTCCTAGTATGATTGGGGCCAGAGTTGTAGACGAAGAAACTCCTATGGAAGCCTCACAGACGTTGCAGATTAACCTTCCAGGCGGAATACGCCTGGATGAGATTAATCTGGTAAACATTTCTCTGGGTAAGGCTGCTCTAGCTACTGCTTTTCAGATTGCTGGAACTAGTACGGCTTACATTGTTGTTGATGATTTAATAATTAAAAATTCAGAGTTCCCAAGTATGGACTTTGCGAATTCTGAGTTCTACGCCATTAATGCAACCACCTCTGTAGTAGCTGCAGGTCATACTTTTAACATGACGGCTACAACTACTCTCTCAGACATCACTATTGGTAGTGGTAGGGGTGTTGCTTCTTACGATGCTAAGGACATGGTAGTTGACAGAATTATAATTGAATGCACAGGCAGTTCAGATTGCGTCATTGATACGATAACTATTGATGGTGTCAAAACATGGATAGGCACCTTTGACTTGGATTATGTTAAAGCCGGAACACTTACCCTAGAAACCCTTAGAGTTGGTGATGATGGAGACATTAATTCGGCTGATCTTGTGATTAACAGTACAGTTTATTTCACCTCTGTAACGGATGGCGTGGTAGAGGAGCCTGTAAATATAAAATAGGCTGAGGGTATTATTAATAGGTTAAGGTAAAGGGAGAGAGAGATGGTTATTTTAGGAGCGATACGTTTGGGATTGGCAATAGCAAGTAGGTTGAAAGATATGGAGGATCGTATCTCATTATTAGGTACGCTGACTTTAGCTGTGGGTGATGATGGAAAAGTTACGCCTATTGAGTGGGCTACTATAGGTAAACGCCTAGGTGTGTTTGATGTTAAGTAAATTGATGTCCTGGTTTGTTGGAAGAAGCGGTAAATTGAAGGGCCATGAATTTGGTGTAGTCAGGTTTGGCCCCCAAGAATTGCCTATGGTTCCTTTCAAGCATCCTCATATAGGAAAGGTTAAACTTTTTTATGTGGACGCTAAGGTCAGGGACAGACTGTCAAAGGTAAATAAATAATGCCAGCACCTACTTTACGTACAAATATTGAATTGATGCAGCCCCTACCTAATTACAGGGGGTTTACCACTACTACTTCTAGTGCGTCTGCTACTACTGTTATTGATGTTTCCTCTGTTATGGAGGAAGCCAACAGAATCACATTCGTAGTGGAGTTAGGGGATCTGTACATCAATTTTAATGGTGCGGCTACCAGTGACGGTACTTCTATGATAGTTCCAGCCGGGACCGGTTATACAGAGGAGATGATGCGGATAACTGGGTTGATTTCAATTATGCGGGTTGGGACTACAAATGGTCGTATTCGTGGTTGTGTGTGGGGGAGGTAGGTGACTTATCCACACGCAGGAAAATCTGATGAAGTAATAAAGCTTCGCCTAGATATAGAGTTGATGCAGCCGTATGAGGCTTTTAAACCTTTTACGTTGACCACTAGTGGAGATACCGCAGAAACGATTTTTACAGTTTCAGAATTTATGACAGAAGCGAATCACATTACGTTGGTTGTTGATCGGGCAGATATGTATATAAATTTTAACGGAGATGCCACAACATCTGGTACTTCTATGTTGCTCCCCGCTGGTACTGGGTACACAGAGGAGTTCATTAGGCTGACTGGGAAGATTTCAGTGGTACGTGCGGGTTTATTAAATGCGAGGATAATTGGTGCTGTTTGGGGCACAAACTAATAGAGTTATGGGGGGCTTAGAATGCCATTAGACAAAGGTTTTGAGTTTCGTTTTGGGGAGCACGAATTTCGGACAGTACGGGAATCGATTGCTGCTCCAGTTAAGTTTGTTCCTTTTAGTAAGACTTTAGCAACTACTAATACTGCTGAGGATTTGTTGACCACTGATCCTGATGTACCTGCGTATAATTTGGTTACTAATCCCCATATGGTTGGCAGCGGGACTCCTCCTGCAGGATGGACTGCTGTCAGTGCTACGGTGACTAGGGTAACCACTACTCCTAGGGTAGGCAGTCATTCCATGTCAGTTGAGACAGGCAATGCGGTGGCTGCTGAGGGTGCTTACTTTGAAGCAGCAGATATTCCACCCGGGAATTACGCCTTATCTGTCTATTTGAGGCGTGATGGTGGGGGGACTGCATATGTTAGGGCTTCCAGTGATGGTGGTACTACATTTACTAATGGCAATGTAGTCACTATGGCAAATAACTGGAACGGTAGAAGTACAGTATTTCATAAGGTTAAGACTACCGAGACGAGTATTAGGCTTTATGTAGTTACCAATACCCAACAAAATATCACGTACTTAGTAGATTCTGCTCAAATAGAGCCATCGTGGCACGTAGTTATGGGGAGTGGAACTTCAACTAGGGATCCCAATCCTCCCGTAGCGGCAGTTACTGCAGTTGTAGATCCTCTCAGTGACAGATTCTCACGGTGGCTTGGTACTACTGATGCGTCTAATTCAGTTCGTGAGCCAGGATTGAATGAGATTCATTACGTATATATGTGGGCAAGCCATGATACCTACGTAGATTTTGATAGGACGGTAGCTATTCGCACGGCTACTCCGTTGGGATATTATTTGACCGCTGGGATAGCCTATGCCCTAGATATACATAAAATAGTTAAGAATAATATTTCCTTTGTTAATGCGTCAGGAAGTGAAACACCTAAGGTCATCGGTTATGCGATGGGCTTTTAGGGAGGATCCTAGATGGGACTTTTCAATGTATATACAGTTTCGAACGCCTACAGGAGTGATTATTTTCAGTATCTGAGCGAACAGTGGGCAAACGACACCGATGAATTCACTGGGGCTTGGAATCGTAGCAGCACTTCTTTAATTACTCGTGTCAAAACTGATACGGATATGCCGAAGGCGCAGATTGCATTAACGTCTAACACGGCTGCACGTCTTCGAACTATTTTTACTTTTAGGGCCACTCCCGGTAAGTTTACTGGAGCGGGTTCTACTACCATGGTTCGGGGTACTTTCATTGAGTGGGAAGCTAAATTATCTAATGTAGCTAACGTAGATAACTCCATTTTCTTTATGGGAGTGAATGCTTCTGCATCAGCTACGAGAGCAACCACTAATTTAATTGCATTTGGGTTATCCAGTGATAGTTTAATGGCTGTTTCTGATAATGCGGGTACTGAGACTACCACCGCTATTTCAGGTATAACTTTGGCTGATCGTAATATGTATCGTCTGTCTATAACGGGTGGACAGATAGAATATTCTGTTAATGGAAATATTCTGGCTACTCACACTACTAATATTCCCGATGTAATTGGGTATCTTCAATTTAACCACGATACAGAGGCAGGGGCTTCTAATTTAGATATAGGTTTTGTTCATGTGTTTTATCGTGGTGTTGAGGATACTAGATCCTTTTAGGGGGGGCTATAGATGCCTGTTGATCTGAGACAAATATCATTTTATCCGCTAAAGCGGCAATATATCGTTAGTGATTCTGAGCCTGGAATAGAGGTCGTTCAGAGCGGAAGCGGTGCCTATTTAAAATGCACTGATGAGAATGATGCGGTTGTTTTCCAAGTAGCGAATGATGGATTAATCTCATCTGCTGCTGGAGCGGCTGAGTATTCGACACTCCAGTCCTCCTCTGGAACTCCAATCACACTGGTTGCTCAGGGATCCAATCAGGATGTGCGGTTTATGCACACCGCCAACAGCACTGCCAATGTGATGATGTTCCTTGACGGGGCCACCAAGCATATGAGTATAGGTGGTGCCCATGACTCTACTCCTGACAGTAGGCTCCATGTTTTTGGTGCTACCGCAGGAAGTGTTACAGCAGTAACAGATACAATCATAACTGCTGAGAATGATGATAATGCTTTTATCAGCCTCTTAGCTCCAACCTCTAGCGGAATTCTATTCGGAGATGTGGCTGATGCGGATATAGGCCGTATCACCTACACCCATTCTGATAATGCTTTAAATCTTTATGTATCTGCTTCTCAACAGTTTGCTTATACCGACGCTACTTTGCAGTTCAAAAAGGCTACGAGTCTTACAACCAGTGCTGGTGCATTAACTATTGCCCCAGTATCGGGTGCTCATTTAGATCTTACTCTGGGTGGTGCGGGTGATCTTAGGGTAAACACAAGTCAACTCTATGTGGACACGAGTGCTGCCAGGGTTGGTGTGAATACGGCTACTCCTTCTGCTGGGTTAGAGGTAGTGGTTTCTGAATCTGCTACTGTCCCTGCTCTTATGGTTCAGAATTCTTTTAATGCTGCTTCTAATCAGGTAGCAGTTTTTAGGGGGTCTAATAGAGGCACGGCTGCAGATAACGATAGTTCTTACATCACTTATGAGATGGAAGATTCGGCTGGAAATATGGTGGAAGTTGGTCGCCAGATATGGCAGATCAATGATGTAACCAGCAATACGAAAGATTCTAAGTTCACCTGGCAGGTTATGGTGAACAATACTTTAACTGACATGTTGGAGATTAGTTCTTCAGCCGCTGCTGTACCAACTGCCACGTTTGCCAGCGGTGATGCCATATTCAATGACAATGTTTCTATTAGATTAGGGACTGCTGGTGTAGAGGCCGATCTTTCTTCCAATGGGACCGATGTTAAGTGGGAATTTGCTGCTACTGCTGATCTTCTCATTGGTAGAGCTAGTTCACCTGCTCCTGATGGGCTTGTACACATATGGGCAGCGACTGCTGGTTCGGTGCAAGCTCCTACGGATTCATTGCTCACTCTTGAGAAAGATGACAATGCATACATTACTTTTTTGGCTCCTACTGTCAGCGGTATTAATTTTGGCGATGCTGCCGATAATAATGTTGGTAGTATTACTTATACTCATTCAAGCAATACTTTAAATACCACCATCAATGCCGCTTCCCAGTTAAATCATACTGATGGGGCATTTGCCTTTGCCAAAGCCACAACGGTCAGTACTTCTTCTGGAACTCTGACTATAAATGCATTCACCGCTGGCGGTGCCATAAATTTTGCTAGTCAGGCAATGACTAGTGTAGATATAAACTCTGGGACTATTGGCGGGGTTACGATTGATGGTACTTCTACGGCTACGGCTGATGTTACTTTCAATGACAATGTAAAAGTGACATTAGGCACTGGTGGAGATGTAGATGTCTACTATGACGCTACTGATATGGTCATCAATACCCGGGTTGCTGGCACTGGAGATTTAGTAACACACAGTCAGATTGTCTGGGGTACTGGAGTAGCTGTAACAGCCGCTGACTATTCCATAGGCAGGGATGCTGATGGTACGAATCAGATGCATCTTAATGTGCCCTCCAGTTCTGGATGGGAATTTTCGATAAATGACACTGCCAAGCTCACTTATGCTACTGGTGCATTTAACTTTACTGAAGCTACTTCGATTACCACTTCTGCAGGTCAATTGACTATTGATGGTGCTGGTGGGGTTGTTATTAATGAGGACGGAGATGATGAGGATTTTCGCATTGAGACTAATAGCAATGCCAATACCTTAGTTATAGATGCCAACACATTTGGTGGTACGGGTTCGATTGGACTAGGAAATGCAGTAGTAAATACTGCTTACCTACGAATAGCTCCCATAGCGATTACATCGACTGCTGACCAGCCGTATGCTGCGGTACGAATCGCTCCTGTTGGTGTAACGGTTCCTAGTGGAACATCCTCAGTAGTCTCTAGCCTTACTGTAGTAGAGCCAGTTATATCTGCCACAGGCACGGTGACGGTTGCTGCTACAGTTTATATTCAGAATGCACCTACTGAGGGTACTAATGATTATGCTCTCTTTGTAGATGCTGGGGCTACTCGACTTGATGGAACCTTAACCGCTAGTGGCGGCGGAGCACTAACTGGAACATGGTCTGATCTTGGAACTGTAAGCACCATAGATATAAATGGTGGGTCTATAGATGGGATTACATTAGGGACTAATGCTGCTGTTACTCAAGCTGTAATTGATGATATTGACCTAAACGGCAAGGTCATCACCATGACAGGCAGTAGCAGCGACACGGCAGTATTCACTGCTGGCACTAACGGCACGTTAAGTATAGTAACCACTGACGCTGCCGCTGCCGCCGCAAATATTCAGATCACTGCTGATGGCACAGTGGACATAGATTCGGCTGGGGTACTCACATTAGATTCTGGAGCAGCTATTAATTTAGAACCTGCAGCAGGGTCAGCTATTCTTCTTGACGGGACAATCAGCATTGATGGCGGTGCAGTGACAGGGGTGGTAAGTATTTTCCAAACCGATGTAAAAATTGGTGAGGATGATGAGACCAAGATAGATTTTGAGACTGTTAACACTATTAATTTCTATGTAAACAATGCTAAAGATTTAGTTTTATCTGAAAATGCCTTAACTCCCGGCACAAGTGATGGCACTGCTTTGGGAACTACGTCTCTGATGTGGTCTGACTTATTCCTAGCAAGTGGGAGTGTAGTCAACTTCAATAATGGAGATGTAACGCTCACTCATTCAGCTAATACTCTTACCTTAGCGGGGGGGACACTAGCTGCTGCCGCCATAACAGGCACCACGATTGATGCTTCGACTGACTTTACGATTGGAAGTACGGTTATTACAGACGATGTAATAACTTTCACCCCAAGCTCCAGCGATACCGTAACACTGACCTCTTCTACAAATGGAGCCTTTTCACTTGTAACAGTTGATGACGCTGCGGCAGCAGCTAACATTCAGATTACCGCCGATGGGACAGTAGATATAGATTCTGCAGGAGTGCTGACCTTAGATTCTGGTGCCGCTATTAATTTAGAGCCAGCGGGGGGATCTGCCATTCTGCTTGATGGGACAATCAGCGTTGACGCTGGGGTAGTAACAGGCGCAACAAGCATTACATCCACAGCATTTCTAGGGACTCTTGATGGAGTTGTGGGAGGGAATACTCCCGCTGCAATTACAGGCACAGCCATTATAGGCACAACAATAGATGCCACTACCGATTTTACTATCGGTTCTCTTGTTATTACTGATGATTCAATAGTAATGACTCCAACTGCCAGTGATACAGTAACTATTGCTGGTGCCGCTAATGGAGCCTTCTCTATTGTTACTGTAGATGCTGGTGCTGCAGCGGCTAATATTCAGATTACTGCCGATGGAACGGTAGATATAGATTCTGCGGGTGTTCTCACTCTGGATTCAGGAGCGGCGATCAATCTAGAACCTGCGGCAGGGTCTGCGATCCTTTTGGATGGAACTATAAGTGTCGATGCGGGGGTGGTCACTAATGCGACTAGTATTACTTCAACAGATTTTGTTGGAAATATAACTGGAACCGTTCTTACTGCGACTCAAAACAGTATTACCACCATGACGGGTTTGGTTACCACTGGAGCTTTGAATGCTGGTTCTATCACCTCTGGATTCACTTCTATAGATGTAGGATCAGGAGCCATAACCACAACTGGCACCGTTACGACTGGTGCGCTTGCCATAAATGGCAACATTACTACAGCCGCTGCTCGTACCTGGACTCTGTTGGATAACGATGCCACTGCTCTTAGTTTTGATGCTTCTGGTAAAACAGGTATGCTCGTTTTTGATACTAGAAATGGTTCTGAACGAGTAACTCTGAGTGGCAATGTGTTGGTATCTGGAGACTTTGAGGTAGCTGGTTCTAGTACAACAGTCAGTACGACTGTCATAGTTGCCGATCCATTAGTAGCTCTGGCAACGACTAACACTGGCAATGCAGTTGATATTGGATTTTTTGGTAGGTATCGCACAAATGGTACAAACCTCTACACAGGGTTTGTTTGGGATGCAAACGTTTCCAAGTACATTCTTTTCCATGGAAATCAGGCTGCACCTGACACAACTGTAAACACAGGTGGAACAGGGTACACCGCTTCTACACTAGTTCTTGGAACTCTTGAGTCATCGAATATTGCTGCCCATACCTTAACGGGTAAGCTGACTGCTGGTTCTGTAGAGATAGAAGGATCAGGTTTCGATATAAATGGCGGAGATATGACTGGTGTCACTATCTCTGGAGCTTTGACATGGTCTGCTGCCCAGGATTTAAACAATCAGGCGTTAACTAATATCAATGTGGATTCGGGTGCTATAGATGGAGTAACTCTAGGCACTAACTCTGCAATAACTAATGCAGTTATTGATGATGTGGCTATCAATGGCAAGGTAATCACTATGACAGGTAGTGCCAGTGATACTGCGACCATGACCGCAGCCACTAACGGTGCTTTTTCTCTCGTTACGGTTGATGCTGCTGCCGCTGCTGCAAATATCCAAATCACGGCAGACGGAACAGTGGATATAGATTCCGCTGGAGCATTAACACTGGATTCTGGGGCTGCGATTAATCTGGAACCTGCCTCTGGGTCTGTAATCTTGTTGGACGGCACAATAAGTGTTGATGCTGGTGTAGTAACGGGAGTTACGGCGTTTACCTCCGCTACGATTGATGCTACTACTGATTTTACGATTGGTTCCCTTATTATTACTGACGATCAGATACAAATGACTCCAACTGCCAGCGATACAATAACTATTGCTGGCGCAGCTAATGGAGCCTTTTCTATTGTTACCGTCGATGACGCAGCGGCTGCTGCCAACATTCAGATCACTGCTGATGGTACGGTAGACATTGATTCAGCGGGAGTCCTGACATTAGACTCAGGTGCTGCTATCAATATAGAACCTGCGGGTGGGTCCGCTATTTTACTTGATGGCACTATTAGTATAGATGCGGGAGTGGTGACCGGGGCGACCAGCATCACTTCTACGGCATTTCTAGGTACTCTTGATGGCGTTATAGGAGGAAACACCCCTGCGGCGATTACAGGTACAACCATTGATGCAACTACTGACTTTACTATAGGTAGTACGGTTATTACTGACGATGTAATCACATTTACTCCAAGTTCTAGTGACACTGTAACTATGACCTCCAGTACGAATGGAGCCTTTTCCTTAGTTACAGTTGACAATGCCGCTGCTGCTGCAAATATCCAAATTACAGCGGATGGAACTGTAGATATAGACTCAGCGGGTGTTCTCACTCTGGATTCAGGAGCGGCTATTAACATAGAACCTGCTGGTGGTTCTGCCATTCTGCTCGACGGAACTATCAGTATTGATGCAGGTGTGGTTATTGGAGCAACCAGCATCACTTCCACTAATTTTGTAGGAACTGTCACTACAGCTACTCAAAATAGTATTACCACTATGACGGGCTTGGTTACTACAGGAGCCTTGAACTCAGGTTCAATAGCCAGTGGGTTTGGGGCAATAGATATTGGTTCGGATAACCTAACTGCCACAGGCACGATATCGCTGGGAGCGACCAGTTTTAACGATCAGAACCTGACAAATGTAGGGGGCATAGCATTAGATACGATTACTTCTGATGCTGGTGCTGGAATCACTATTACGCCTACTACGGATACTTTCTTTTCTAATGGTACTGGTGTGGTAATAGGACATACGGCTCAGTTGACTGTTTCCGCTGCAGACGGTGCTACTCCCCGTCAACCAGAGTTTCAGATAGCTGGAACTGTAGGCACTATAGATGGGGCAGCATTGATTACCACCTTCAATACGAATGGGGCGGGTATTGGGAACGCATCGACATTGAATTTCGCTAAGAGTAGAGGCAGTTTTGGTACTGTTGGCACGGCAGTGGGGGTTACTGATTCTCTTGGTACGATAGTTGCATATGGTGATGATGGTACTGATATGTATTCACCTGCCGCAGCCATTCATTTTGAGGTTGATGGCACAGTTGGAACGGGTGTAATGCCAGGGAAAATAGCGTTCTACACGACTCCAGCTAGTTCAGAAGCTTTAGCAGAGAGAGTGCGTATTGATGCTCTTGGTCGTGTCTTTATAGGGGACACTACTATTGGCACTTCGGTAGATATGGATACAGCGGGATTGGTCATAAATCAAGCAGGTGGGGATAAGCATATATTGGCTCTTAAATCATCCGATGTGGGTCATGGTATGACCACCGTTGCCGAGACTGATACTTATGGTTTTATTGAGAAGAGCGATACTATGGGTGGTTTACGTATAGAAGGTCTTAAAGCTTCTGGTGGCACTCATTCTGGATTATCCATGAGGGGTGTCATAGATGGTACGCAAAACAGCACTAAAGGGACTGCTGGGACTGGCACTATAACTTTAGATACTGCCATTAGGAATGGAACTGGGGTAACAGCAGTAGGAGCTAACGGTAATATATTTTCTATTCGAAATAATGGAGCGACTAGGTTCATATTTGATGCTGAAGGCGATTTTTATTCAGATGCCAGTATCAATGCTGATTTCTACGATGACTACAATGACCCTGTGCTAGTAAGAGATTTGGATTTAGCCATTACGCAGCGGTTTGATCAGTGGACTCAGTACAACAGGGCAGATGTGGAGAGAGCCAAGTTAGTTCACTTCGATGAGAAGGATCAGCCCTTCGTTAACTGGACTAGGGTATGGAAGCTCCACAATGGTGCAATCTGGCAATTATATGAGAAAATGGAGAGGTTAGAAGAAGAGAATAAGTCCTTGAAAGAAAATCTCTCAAAGATGTTGACGGAGGGTTAAATGGGAATCTCTCTATCAGGTTTAACTGAATCATCTACTGGAAATCTGACCATCTCTGCTGGATCAGGTAATGATGTCCTGATTGGGAATGGTTCAACTCAGATTTTTATAGATGGCGGCACTGATACTTTAGGTATTGGTGGCACTGCGGTATCAGGATCACGCCTTAACATCGAGACTGGGGCGGTTGCCCTAGATTTTATTACTTCTACTGGCACGGCGGTCAATGTGATCGCTGACACTGTCAATGATACTAGCGGTGCAGCTACGCTTGCTATTGTTCCTACTGTCCAGATAGGGGTAATGACATATACCTCTACCAACTCTATGACTTATACCGACACAGCTTCTTTATATATTGCTGGGATTCCCGCTGCTTCCACTAATGTAACGTTCACGAATGCTGCATATGCGCTCTGGGTTGATGCTGGAGCAGTTAGATTTGATGATCGCACATTCTGGATCGGTGGCATCGCTTACGAATTTCCCGCAGACAATGGCAATGCAAATGAGATGTTGTTAACTGATGGGAGCGGGAACCTTTCCTGGTCGTCAGTAGCCAGTGCTTCCGTGGCTACTACGGTAACGGTTACAGACAATGAGGACACAAATGAGAACAATCTGATTCCATTTGTAGCCAACGCAGCTACTTCTACTGGCAATCATGGACTGGAGATGGATGGAGATTTCACCTACAGTCCCAATACAGGAAGGCTTACTGCTACCCAGCTATCTGGAACCCTGCAAACTGCGGCTCAAGGTAATGTTACTAGTCTTGGAACTTTGACTGGGTTGGGTTTATCGGGCGACATTTCACTTGCTGCTGCTGCTATCGTTTGGACGAGTGGCGCAACTACCGTTGGTAGTGAATATAGTATTCAGCAAGACTCTGCTGGGACTGACCATCTTCAGTTTAATGTGCCAAGTGGTAAGGGATTCAAGTTCTCCATAAATGCTGTTGAAGAGGTTATTTGGTCTACAGGGGCACTTGCTTTTCAGCAAGCAACGACTCTCAGTACAACGGCAGGTAACTTAACTCTTTCTGCTGCTACTGGAGCGGATGTACTGATTGGTGATAACGCTACGATTTTATATGTGGATGGTGGTACAGGTACTGTAGGTATTGGAGCAGCAGCCACTGCGATCAATCAGGTAAAGATTGCAAGTGCACTTGAAACTGCAGACAGCAATATGCTCTACGCCTATAGGAGTTACACGGACGCTACCAATAACACCATTCAGGGCATTAGGGTAGAGCAACAGAGAGGTAGAACCAGTGCAGCCTTTACAGGCAGTTCTCTTGGTATAAAAGTCACCAATCAGTTAGCGGATGGCAACAGGCAAGCATGGACTAGAGCGGTTGGTGGTTTAGTTGGCGTTGATGTGTTGTTGGGTTCTGGTGGCGCAAACGCTACAGGTACTGTGACGGCAGCGGTAGGATTTAACTCCTATATTACGATGGCTGGCTATGGTGCTAATGCGACTACCACCAATTATATAGGCTTTAGGGACGCTGGCTTGGGTAATGGGACAACTACCAATAGGTATGGTTTTTATGTAGCCGAAACTTCTGGAACAGTTACCAACAATTACGGACTTTATGTAGAAGAATTAACTCAAGGTAGCTCCCTAGACTATTCTATCTATACCGCTGGTGCTACGCCAAGCTATTTTGGTGGCAATGTAACTCTAGCTGGCAGTAGTAATAACAACACTGTCTTAGATATACAGGTTCCCGGTACTGGTGATCCGACAATAACCTTTACTGGTGCTGGTACTTCAGTTGATTGGCATATAGGTGTTGATAACAGTCATGCTAGCGAGGGTTTATATCTTGGTAAGGGAACTGCGGTTGGAACTGATGCTTATATAAGACTTGATGGAAGATACTCTGCTGGGAGTTTCCTAATAGGGTTGGCCCATGACCCTGCCGCTATCACTTTAGCTGAAGCATCTAATTCTCGTCTATATATGACATACATTGCGGGAAATACCGTAAGGTTCACTGGCGGCACACAGATGACTTCAGTAGACGGGTCTACTCTTTATGTAGATGCACCCAGTCTTGTAAGTGGAAATAATGCTGCCATAACAATAGATGCATATAACACTATCTATACAAAAACTCCTCGTGAAAATGATGGTTACGTTGCCCTCACTACTGCCGCAGCAATAAGAATTTCTGATGGCGGCAATGCTAGTCATCCCGCTGCAAATAACATTGGTTTATATGTAGAAAGTTTAACTACTGGTACTAATGATTATAGTGTTTATACTGCTGGTACTACACCAAGTAATTTTGGTGGGGCCATCCACGCTGACGGTGCTATAACTGGTGCTAGTTCATTGGATATTGCTGGTAGGGCTGCTATCGGTTCTGGCGCAAGCGTTGGAGCAACTACTGGGCTGCATGTCAACGAGCAACAGACAGACCCTGCTGGCCTTGTAGGAACCATCTCGTACATTATTCCCACACTGTCTTCTGGAGCGAGTGCGAATATCTTTCAAGGCTTCCGTGTAGTCAACGATCTACGTGGTAACCAGAACTATACAGAGACAGAGAATGGGGCGCAGACAGGGAATGCTGGCATCAGCATAGATATGATTAATCGGGCTACTGCCACTGTCACTGAAATGTTCGGAGTGACTGCCCATATCAGGAAATTTTCAACTGGAGCGGTGACAACCGCAGCAGCTTACAAGGTCGGAACTTGGGGAAACTTCAACTCAACTAATGCCATTACTACTTTAAGCGGATTGCATGTTACCAACCCGACTGCGACAGGAGGGATAACTACCCTCTATGGTATCAAGATAGATGACCTGACGACTGCTGGTACGGAGTGGTCAGTCTACACTGGTTCAGCCCCAAGTTATTTTGGTGGGTCGGTTACTGCAACTAGCACGATTTCCCATACCGGGGCATCCCACAACCACGAACTCGATGGTAGCGGCGGCTCTGTCTCGCATCTAATCTCAAACACCGGGACGGCTGCGAATGATGTGGCGTATCTGGAGTTAAAGACCGCAGGGGTTACTCACGGGACATATACGGCTCCACATGTTCGCTTTACCACTGGCGCAGGGGCATCACCACATAATTGGTACACAGGCACTGACCTGACGCAGTACGAAGCTGACACGTTCCATATCGGGACTGGCACTACCGTTGGGAGCAATGCGAGGGTTTCCATCAGTAGCCAGAATGGTCGTAATGTACCGGGGTTCCGAATAGACCCAACAGACTGGACTTCTAGCGGGACGACCAGCGATGTGGGTGGGTACACGTTCAGAACTCTGGCGCATAACATCACTTGGAGCAGCGACCCAGGTGATAACAATGGGGCGAAGTGGCAGATTAACTCGATGGCGGGCGGGACGATGGTGAACAGTTCCTCCGCTCAGACGTTTGGTTCGGCGATGGGAGCGACTACACTTCACGTCACCCCGCCTTCGGCTGGTTCTAACATCACGTTCACCCACGCTTCGGGTATCAATATCGCCAACGTCGCATCGGCAGGGACGACCACGAATCTGTACGGCATATATATTGATGACCTGAGTGGCGGTGCCACTAACTATGCTATTTATACCGCTGGGAGTGATGCCGTTAGTCTTGGTGGTGTCGTAACTATTCGTGGTAGTCAATCGTACCTTGAAGTTTTGGAGGCTCCTCAAAATAATGGTGTAACCATAAAAGGGAACGCTAATCCAGCCTTGCTTATTCAAGAAGACAGTCAAGAACAGTGGATACTCTATGGTGCTGGTAGTGGGTTATATTTGAAGCGGGATGGGACTATACAGTGGGCTTTCTTTGCAGATGGTGACATGCACCCCTACGGTCATATAAGGATGAAAAATAGTAAAGCTATTTATGATGTAGGAGCTAGTGGTAACAACTGGACGGCAAATGCTCTGACTATTACAGGTACATATAACGGTGAACAGAGTCTCCAGGTTTGGAATACGGATAATGATGTGTCACACACAACCTCTCATTCACTGCTGTATCTGGTGACTTTTGGGTCAGGCGACTCTAAAATTAAATACGCCACTGGGGTCAATTTTTCACATGGAATTGACCATAGCGAAAGCCGTTGGGTGCTGTCTCGTGGTCATGCTCTTGGCAGCACTGATGTCATGCGTGTTACTACTGCCGGGGCAACTACATTCGACTCCGTAGGTTCAGAGTTTACCCCTGACTATGTTTGTGATAGTTGTGGCAGGGCCGAGATAGAATCCTTTGAGTGCTGTGGCACAGTAGCATGGCATGATGATGTTCTGGCCCTCAGAGAGATGAAACTTAGCCAATCAGGTATTGACCATATGGCTAAACTTGGTGTCCTTGAGATTGATGGCCCCGATGATGCAGACCCCGGCTGGACGGGCATCAACTATCAGAAGGCGCAGTACTTCACTTGGGCTGGCATGTACCAGAACCGCCAGCGGATGGATGCTCAGTACGATGAACACGAAAGTCGTTTTGGTGAAAAAATACGGAAATTAGAAACCCTTCTCAAAAAGATGCTGGGTGAAAAAGAATATACCTTACTCATGGATCAGATTGAGTAGAGAATAATTTATTTAAAGGAGGTTAAGATGACAAACGATGAAGCATTAGAGATATTAAGGATTAAAGTAAATGCGGTAAATGACGCAATTAATGATATTAATAAATATAGAGCAGAATCAGTTAGCTGGCTTAATGATTATAAGACTACTGTTAAGGATTTAGTTAAAGCAAATGCAGTTACTGTAGGGGCTAACCTTTCTGCGTGGGAAGGGTTGGATAGCTAAAAGGTAGTAAAATAATATGATAGGGGAGATGTAACTTTTTATGTCTGATGTACATAATGAGGATATGATTCTTAGTTTGAACACCGCTCTTTCTAGTGTGAGAGAGGCATTGGATACAACTGTTAAAATTGAGCAAGATCCTAGTATGTCTACGAGTGATCGTAATTCCAATGTAGTTATAGTGAAAGCTGCCGTCGCCAATGCGATAAGTACTTTACAGAACTGTGGCAGTGAGAACTTTTTAGGTACTGCATCTCCCGATCCTCAGGTCACAACGCTCAATGTGATTGGGGCGGGTACTTTTGTGGCAGGTTCCGGTGATGTTAATTTACTTGCTGCGGCTGACTTTATGGATCATAATGGGGTTGTTACCGCCACTTCCGAAGAGGTGACCGTGGTTTGGGCTAGTTCGGATAGCAGTATAGGTCCTGTAAATTCATCTAGTGGTATTTTTACTCCGTTAGCTCCAGGAAATATCACAATCTCTGCTAGATATGTTAATGGAGCAGTCGCTAGTGTTCCGATGATTGTTACATAAGATGAAGTATAATGTTGTTAGGTTAGGGACGGAATTATTTTATAAAGGTTGGAGGTAAGGACATGGTTACGGGAAAAGCAGATATAAATGTAGTGTCGGATGATGAGGATAGGGGGCCATTGGTAGAGGATGAGGATTTTGCTGCAGCGAAAGCTTCTATAGAAGAGAAGGCAGAGAGTCTTGGTGACAGTCCTGAAGATGTACTGGCCTTTTTAGAGGCCGATGAGGATGAGGAATCAGAGGAGTCGTATTACGATTCACGTGTCCCTATTGCTAGGGATATACGTCCTGTGATTGCGGCATGGCATGAGTATAAGAATGCTATGGCGCAGGTCAAGACAACTTATAAGTTGTGGAAAATAGAAGCTAATGATCTTGGTGGAGAAAGTGATCAGCGTCGAGATGCAATAGTACAGAATGCCGCTAGGATTAAAAGGGCTTTGGATGTTATTGAAAAAGAACTTAAGGAAGTATTCCCTAAGCTAAAAGGAGCCGCTTTTTTGACCCGTTCTGAAATCATAGTTTTGCCTAGGTGGATGCATAAATTGTTAGGAATAACTATTGAAGCCAGTGCCGATGAACGTGAATCGGCCCAGGCAGACCTACAAAAACAATTGGATGGAGCAAACGAAGCAGAATGATACCCTGGGATTCAATATATCTGTGGGATAGCAGCGCAAATGCGTATGTTGATTTAGAGTTTTCAGCGTCGGATATTCCCGGCACTGCTACTGAAATCATGGGGCAGACTACGGATAAAATTTATCTGGGTCTGGACAGAAAGTTTCCCGCAGCTTTCTTTGAGCTAGATACTCTGGGTTCGTATAACGATACTCCTGATTATGAGTATTACAATGGATCTGCCTGGGCCAATCTTCCTTTACTTAAGACCTATGCGTTTGATGCGGATGGCGTAGTGCAGTGGAGAATGCCCAGTAATTGGTCAACTGTTCTTTTAGCTGGAATAGAGAATACAAATACTAACCTAAAATCAGGTTCTACTGGGGATACGACAAGTGGTACTGCTCGTTATTGGATTCGAGTAAGTGTTTCAACTGTAACAACTGCAGCTACTTTGTCTAGATCGTATCCTTTTCCCTCGTATGCTTATACTACTCCCACACTAATTTCTCAGTTTCTGCAATTACGGACTGATTTCTCAGCTACTACTTCGCCATCTAAAGCAGAAGTGGAGTCCTTGATACAGAGAAATGAGAGTCGCATAGACAGGTACTCAACGAGTTCATGGAAACCTAACTATAGGCACGAAGAGTTGTATGAGTTCAGTAGGTACGGACTTGTATTGAAGCGACAACCTGTACTCAAGTTCCTTGAATTAGCTGTTTGGGATGGATCTAAGTACAATGTTCTTACAGAAGGTAGGACCAGTGACTACTTCGTTGATCCCCAGACAGGTATTGTTCCACTAACTAGATTATTATCTATTCCTTTTACCTACACTAGAAGTGCAATCTACACTTGGGGATTTGGTGAGTTCAAGAGGGCTATAAGATGCAGTTATATATGGGGCACCGATACTGACGACAGTATGTACAACGTGGGTTACGGTCAGGTGGAAGATATTACGACAAAGTTTGTTGCGGCAGACATAATAACTAATTATGACTATACGACTCTCATACCTCAGGGTACTGACAGGTATTCGTTAGAGCAGAAAGTTAGTCAATGGCGTGAATCCTCTGAGGAACGTTTAGAGGAGCTACGCAAGGTCAGGGTTTGGGTCCCATGACTACTCTTACGTATACTCCCCGGGGATTTCCTACCGAGTTACTCAAGAATTTAGTGAGTACTTATTGGGATACTCGTGGCGGCAATATTACAAAACCTACCATCATTGAAAAACCACCTCCTGATTACCAGAGGGCGGACCTTAGAAATGATGGAGACCATCTTTTGGTTTCTTTGGAGGGGCAGTCTACTGAATATATAAGTCTTGCTTTTCAGCATGTAGCAAGAACCATAAATCTTGATGTTCAATTCAATGTTTTTACATCTCGTCAACGATTTTATGATTATGTTGACGAGGTCCAACGTATTATCTTTGCTAAACAGTTTGACCCGACTGATTATCTATTGGATGGATTCGAGTCTTATGCAAATACAGCGGCAGCACAGGCTGTTTGGGGGGATACCACAACCAATTCCACAATATCTCTTTTAACTAGTGCTAGAAAATACGGTACTAATTCAATGAGAGTAGTCGTAGGATCTGGTGGTAATGGGGAAGCTTACAGGGCACTGCCTACAGATGTTCCAAATCCCTATCCAAGAAGATTGCAACAAATAAGATTTTTCGGTAAGATTGATTCATCGTCAGATGTTATAGGTGTGACACTTAGACAGTCCACGAACAGGGGCAGTTTGTATCGAACATGGAATACGACTATCGATACTACAACTTTTAAGCAGTATGTCATAAATATAGATACAACTGCAGATGCGTCGGCGGGTACATGGGATCCTACGGTCATAGATGAAATTGCTTTTACGGGCTTAGCAGCGAACAGGACTTTTGATATAGATCATGTAGATTTGGCTACTAATGAGTTCCAGTTTTTACAATTTAATAGCTATAAAGAAAATGTTGATACCTTTAACTATTTCTCAGGTAATGTAAAATGTGCCTATCGGAGCCACGGGGATCCCGTGGATAAGTTGGAATAATGCCAAGTACCTTAAAAGTTGACCTAGCTAAAGATGCGGTAGAGCATACGATATCTAAAATTACTCGCAGTGTGTCCGAGATGATAGCTCCTCAGTTGGAGGACCAACTTGAAGAAGTAGCTAACGAAAAAATATGGGCGCATCCTCAGATCAAGGATAATAATATTCCTTCAACCAGTTTGGCTGCATCTGTGTTTTACGACATAAATCCTGATGGTAATATTAAATTGACTTTAACTATTCTCAATGATGAGATTGAGGGTACAAAAGATATTGAAGTGGATGAATATACTAGACATCAAGTTACTAAGGATCCTAAAGAGGTGGCTCTTGTTAGATCAACTACTGGCAGCTTTGAACCCAAAGGTGAGGGAAAAGTTTCCAGACATAAGAGAAGTTTGGTGAATAAGAGACATTTTCAATTAAAAGACGGGTCGTGGATCACTAGTTCAAGAGTTCCTGCTGAAATATTAAGTGAAGTAGTTGAAGAAACTCTCAAAGAAATCCTCGGAGGGGAGTCTAAATAATGCCACAAGGAAGATTTAGAGCAGATCTGGTCGATATAGGATGGGCACCAGAACATACATATGGAGTGAACCCACCCACTAGTGAATTGAGCACGGATGATGCTGGAGTATCAGCAAAAGCTCTATTCCGTCAATGGGGAATAGTTAATGGTGGTGTTAATCTTCCTAACCCCTCCTTTGCATGGACTCCGTTCTTTGGTATCGGTGTTGATAATAGGAATATGTTATTCCCGATCCAGGGTCAAGAGACTTTGGAGGGGGGAATTCCGTCTGCCATGCTTTGCCACGATTCGAGTCGAATGGCATTCGAGCAGATGTATGGGTTGATTTTCAATGCTTGGAATGCCGCTCTTACGACTCCTGTCGTAGTAACGTCTACTACTGCTACATGGGCCGATGCTACTGCTACAACAGGTATTTCTTCGGGAGTCCATCATATCACTTTCGCTTCCCCCACTACTCCCAGTGGCGGTAGCCTGTCATTAATAAATTTTGACGAAATGGGGCCACCGTTTGGGGGCACAAGAACCCAGGTTCAGTCAGATCCTCCTACCCACATAATTTTGGTTGGAAGTGCGGGAGAGGCTCCCAATCCCTGGGATTCCACGTGGGCGTATATAGGGGCCGACGCTGGATCAACCGGAAAAGTAAATGTTTATCAGGATAGGGATCTAGCAATTTCTGGCTGGAATGGAAAAGCACCTACAGGTGGAGCGGCTACTAGGTATTCTGTTCATAGTGTAGAACGGGATGCGGGGGCAGCAGAGAAAGCAGACGGTATTTTCAGGGGAACACATGCCACTGATCCTAAGACGGTTTACGTGCGTCCCACTCTAGTTCAGCCTTCGTTCGTACTTGGGGCTAAATTCCGGGCAGATGATGGTAGTAACTTCATAACTAACTATTCGGGTTGCAAGGTTTCTAGGTTCACCATTTCTATGGATGAGGGTGCTCCAGTTACCTTTAACTACGATTTCATTGCTCAGGATATGAAACATAACATTGGTGAGGATGACGGTACTGGTTCTGCTACGGATGTAGCTCGTTACCTTGTAAAGGGTACTGGAGCAGCCAATACTCTGGATATTCAACCAATGAGACTCTCACGGGTTGTTGAGCAGCCCTATTTCTTCACTGGGGCTGAGATTAAGCTACATGGCACCGCCTTTGCTAGGCTCAGGAGCTTCAGCATATCGGTAGATAATGCGCTTGATCCTAGGTATTACGTAACACAGAATGCGGGGGCTTCAGGTACTCTCCATGATAGGCAGATTCTCTATGAGATCCTTGAAGGCAGGAGAACTATTACGATATCTGGTTCTGTTGACATGGATAACACGGGTAGTGTTACTGCTGGAGGGACGGCTGGTCGCCCCACAGATGCTAAATTACTACAGTATGTCTTGAATCAGGGCTTTATGGACGCTGATCAGAGGGATATGCAAGCCTTGAAGGGCATATCAATTGAAGTAGAGCTTAGGAAGATAAAGGATTCTTCAACTGCTGCTTCTACAGGGCACGATAAGATACTTCTCACCCTTCCAGATCCAGGTACAGTCTCTGCAAATGAGGGTCAGACTTATGGGGTTGGATTGTATCTAAACAGTGCTGGGCACGCTATTCCGGCTCCGCCTTCTGTCCATATACCCGTAGATTTTGATGGTCAAGCAGCCAGTATGGGTATACAGTTTTTAGACAATGCAGCTTCCTAGAGGGAGGGTTTAAATGGTTACTGAAGATACTACTACTTCTACGGAACAACCTGTAGAAGAAGAAAAGGTTTCTAAGAAGTCGAAATCTAAGAAGTCTAAGTATGACTTTACAGAGAGTGATGTGGACAACATTACGAATATGCGTGTTCATATCGTTCGAGTCAAAGAGACTGACGATGATGGGAATAGGGCGTGGAAAGAATATAAAGTAGCGGCTACTGGAGAGAAGGCTGCTCTTAAACTTATCGGTCACAATAACTACGATCCATTCAATACGACTGATGGAGGTAGTTACGAAGACGAGTAGGGTTTAAAATTTACCCAGTTTTGTACTGGGAAGGTTTAGGAGAGGTGAAGGTATGGTAGAGGAGAAGCGGGGACCCGGAAGGCCCAAGAAGGTACAGGATCAAGGATTGGATGAGGAACAGGGGAATCAGCAGGGAAACGAAGAGGAGTTAAAAGAGGGGACGGATCCCTCTGTACTTTTTGCTGATTCGATTGAGCATAGTCTGGAGTTGCAGTATCAAGGCAAGAAGTGGACTTTTTATTACAGGGACATGACCTGGGGTGAAAAGAACGAATGCGTAGATGCTGCTCAGGTATGGGATAGCGGAGATTTCAGCTTTTCTATATCTAAATACTATGTAATGGCTCTACAGAAGATGCTTATTCGAAGCCCTGTCCGACCCATAACAGAGACTACTCTGTCACGGTTAAATCGTGAAATAGGGGAAGCTCTAACTTCCATCGTTCCTAACCCGATGGAGGTGGGTACGGTTGAAGCAATAAAAAAAGTATAGAGGATGAAGATAATGTAGCGGTAATGCGGTACAAGATGGAGATTCTGCTCCGGTTTTCGGGCTATACAATGGAGGAAGTGCACTCCATGTCCGAAGAAGGTGTGTGGAAAAGGTGGTTTGCAGCATCTTCATTTTGGCAAGAAACGCTAGGTGCTATCTTCGGTGGCTTGGGTTTGGGAGACGGATCGAGTGGATCCACCCCTCCTATGCCTAATTTAGACCCCCCTTCTAGCCCCAAGTCTCCATTTCAGGGGACTCAGGGGTCGAGTAGTACTCCTTATCAATTTCCCAATTCGTAATTGTATTTAAATTTGTATTTTTAGTGGGAGCATAGAATGGTTACTGCAGAGGGCACGTTAAATGTAGTCCATAAGATAGGGCAGGGCTTGGGTGAGTTTATGGGGGGTGCCAAGCTAGCGGGCCAGGGCAAACAACCCGAAAAAACGCCAACGGGCATGGGTATGGCTGGCGGCATGGGCATGAAGGCATTGCTGGGTACTGAAGGTTTCGGCGGCCTCAAGAAAACGATGGTGGGAATGTCTGGTCCCATTGGTAAGATGGGTGGGGCGATGATGAAGGGTGGGGTTATAGGCATAGCTACTGGGGCTATAACCGGGATAATGAGCATACTCTCTAAAGCTCTTGGTAGCAGTTCTATTTTTACTGGGGTAGCGGCCCAGTTCTGGAAAATTGCTGGTGTCATGGTGGATATGCTATTGATGCCACTTCTTCCTTATATGATGAAATTTATTCAGTGGATGATGTCCTCTGTTATGCCACAGATTATGAAGATATCTAGTGCTATTGGTAAGGCTTTAGATGGAGATATAGGGCCATTACTGTCGGCACTTGGTAGTTGGTATAAATTCATTTTTATGGATATCTACGCTAGGATTTTAAATGGTTTTGGAAGATTTCTTTTGGATATAATCGTTGTAGCCTTTAAAAACGCAAATCCATTACAGAAAGACACGACACTTAAGGAATATAGGGCAGAGAGGAAACAGAAGGAAAAGAAAGCAAAAGAGGAAAGTATTACTGGTGAAACGGGAACCCATAAAGAGGCTTGGGCACAAACCAAGCATCAAGCTAAGACAGATCTGCAAAATCTTGCAAAACCTTTTGTTGCTATAGGCAGCAAAGTACGAGAATTTGTCTCAAATATGGAATCGGAGGCCGACAAAACTGAAACGGGTTTAACCAAGTTTGTGGATAAGGAGAAGAATACTGGTAAGTCTTTTTGGAGTAGATGGTCGAATATCATGTATAAGTTCAGTATTCTTCCCAATATTAAAAAAGATACTGAAGGATTTATGACAAATATATCCGATGAGTCGGGCGGTGTCAGAGATTTTCTTTTTGGTTGGATCGGGAAAATAAATTGGGGTATTTTTGGAGCCATTGGAGGTAAAATTAAGGACGCTGCTTCGGCAGTATGGGGGTCTATCTCTGGATTCTTTACAGGAACAGGTGCTGATGGAGAAGAAGTATCTCCTTCTATCCCCGGCATACTTTCTAAATTAAATCCTCTTAATTGGTTTCCCAAGTTGACGGATTTTGGTGCGGGAATTGCGAGCTTTATTTCAAATGCAGCTTCGTCAGCATGGGGAGCTATTACGGGGTTCTTTACTGGCACAGATTCGGAAGGCAAACAAGCATCTCCCTCCATCCCTGGCATACTTAGTAAGCTAAATCCCTTGAATTGGTTCCCAAAGTTACTTGATATAGATATTTTTGGCACGGTATGGGGCGCAGCCACGGGTGTGTGGAATGCCATTAAGGGATTCTTTACTGGTAAAGATGGGGACGGTAAAGCTGTATCTCCCTCTATAACTGGCATACTTCCAGATATTCCCAGTCTTGGTGACATAATAAGCGGTATGGGAGACATTGCTGGAATAATAAAGCAAAAAGCGGTAGACATATGGAATGGGGTTAAAAAATGGTTCACTGAGACTCTTCCTGGAATGATACCTGGTATGGGTAGTTTTTCAAAGGAAGTTGAATATGAGATGCCCGGTGGAGCGACAATCACAACTTTTACAAAGGGTTCAGGAATTCTGGGTGCTCTTGAGAAGGTATTTGGTGTTGCAATGGATATTGCAGGAAAGGTGAAAGAATTCGCTCAGAAAATTTGGGATGGGGTTAAAACATTCTTTACTGAGACGTTGCCCGGTAAGATTCCATCGTGGTCTGAGATTGTAGATAAAGTAAAAGAGGTCTGGGCAGCTACTACAGATTTTGCTGGAGATGTGGGTACGTCGGTAAAGGAATGGGCAAAGGGTCTCTGGGGTAGTTGGAGTGACAAGACGGGCATTGCTGGGATAATTCCCAACATGATAGACAAACTAAAAAGTATAGATGTTATGGGATCTATCGGAGATCTTTTTAAAATTCAGGTTGAAGGTACTTGGTCGGAGATGGGCAAGCTTCAGGACAAGTTTGGTGGGACTAAGTCGTATAAAGGTAAAGAGGACGGGAAATATATATATGAGTTGGAGCTAGGTGTAGGAGATATACTCAAATTAATGGGTTCAATGGTAAAAGATCAGGCCATGAGACCCATAAACTGGTTAAAGGAAAAATATAATGCTTTAAAGACCTTCATGGCTGGTATTTCGCTGCCCGATCTGTCGTGGAGTAGTATCAAAGACACATTGAAGGACATGGTTAATCTTCTTATTGGAGGAATAAATAAGGCTATACTGTGGCTTATAGAGAAATGGAATAATACTATCGGTCTAATAAAAATTCCATTCACAGATTGGGGGTTTAAAATAGACAATCCCGAATCTTATCAAATACCCACGTGGCATACGGGTGGTATTGTCCCTGGGGGGCCGGGTTCTCAAATTCCAGCTATGTTGCAGGGTGGTGAGCAAGTGATCCCCCGCAGTCAGAGGCAAAATCAGGGAAGTGGTGGGGGAACTAATCAAGTATTTAATATAAGTATCAGTAGTACTTTTTCTCCCGGAGACATAATTAAGAGCATTACTCAATCGGGGGCTACGGATGAGATAGCCTATCTTAATACAGTGGGTTAGACATGGCTGGTGAAACTAAAGTAATTTTACAGGCGGCTAGTGATGCATGGATGGGAGTACGTGCAGATATTACTGCTATTCATATCGCTAATGGATATGGGGCCACGTCTCAGATACCACTGATACAGCTTAGTAATGGTTTGTGCATACCGAATGGAACTCACATACAGATAGCCGATAGTTTAGAGCCTGGTTTAAACGGCAATGTTTATCGAGTATCGAATTACCCAGGACATCTCAGTACCAGCTATTTCAATGGGAGCGATTTTTATTTAAGGGCCACAACTGGACACCCAGAAACAAGTGCATCAGTAATTGGTTTTGATGCAAGTGCTAGAGGGGCGGGGGGTGAGGTGGTGTGGTTTTTTGACGATGATGACCCTCGTAAGATGTATGGTCTTCCCTACCATTATGTAACTCATAAGGGAACTCATCAGGCGGCCTGGACTACTGGATCTCAGGCGGCGAGAAGTCGTAAATTTGCAGTTGATAATGATTACGGGCCGGAATTGACTGGTCAAGAATTTATATACAGAACAAAATGGGATTGGATAGCCCCAGCTTCTGCATCTTCGGGTGGTGGAGCGATACCCGGATATGGATTTGCTGACAGATCGGACTCATTTAAGACAGGGGGAACTCTTGTCTCCAAGTGTGAGGCCGTTAGTGGAGAAAATTATGAGGCTATAATCCACACTAATGCGCCTCATGGGGCAGAATCTGGAGATCTCTTTACTACTAGAGATTTTAATGTGAATAAATTAGGTTCTTTAGTGGTCGATATTGGGAGCGGTAATGTAAATACTATTCCAGACGTTACTTCCGTATTCCAGGTGTACTCTGTTCTTGATAAGCTGAGATTTACTGCCCACAAAACTGCCAATCAGAATCTCAAGACTCATTTAGCTCTTGATTGCACTACTACGGGTACTGCTACTTTTGGTGCAAGTAGAGGAGCCAAAGTAGTGTTTCCAGGAAAATCAACTCATTCCGATGAGTATTACTCAACTCCTTCTAGGATGCCCACTACTACTAAATTTCAGTTGAATGTGACCGATATTTCTCATTCGTTTAATGACATGGTAACTGTAACCCCGATGATGAAAACTTCTTGGGATGGGAAGCTTCACGAACAGATTCAAACTCTTGGATATAGCATTGGAATGAGAAAAGAGACCATGAAGCTCAGTGGAACTATGAGAGATACTGGCAATATAAGTGCTACCAACCTTAGAAAACAGGTTTTGATGAATATTTGTCGTACTCAGTGGTTGAAGATATCCGGTTTTTGGGGAGGTAAACCAGGGGTTAATAAAGGTAACGGATATCTGCATTCTAGTCCAGACAACACGAATTTTAAGGGCAAGGGTAATTCGGGTCCAGTAAATCCCAGATCTTATCCCTGTCTAACTATATATGATCCGACTGATCAGAGTTCCAGCAATAATCTGTTGGTAGATTTAAACCCTGATTCGGGATACAACATATATCGAGGGATAATAAAAAGTCTGTCTTTTACTCAGGTGGGGGGAAAACCTGATATATGGGATTGGTCTATGGATTTTGTGATTATGAGTAATGAAAAACCAGCATCAGGAACTTTGGATTATGAGGCTCCAGAGGAGGGGGAAGGTTAATGGCTCCCGTCTCAAATGAAGGATTGAAAGGTTTAGAGTGGAAAGTTGTTCTTTCCACTATCAGTGACTGGGAAGATTGGGTTACTAATGATGGTGTACAGACGTTAGCCGTGCCCGCATTTGGTCTTGATGATCCCAAGGCCGAAGAATTTGGAGATTACATATTAGAAGAGGCCGATAATACTCAATATACAGTAGCCAATACCGATGATTTAGGAAAGTTACAGCAACCCAATCATTATCAAGATAGTCTCCACAGGTATGTCATAGACAAGACAGCTAGGGCTGCCCAGTCTGGTTATAGCGGGACTGCAGCGGATATTGAATTTGAACTCGATGTCTCAACTATTACTCATAGTTGGCAGGGACTTTCATCCCCTATGGATCTGATAGCTATAAACCCTTTTTGGAATCAAGAGGGTCAAGATATGGAAAAAATGGCTACTGTTGTCTATCAAATGAATCAATTAACTATGGATTTGGGGATGATGTCTGAAAGTATAACCCTAAGGGGTACTCTTATTGACAGGGACAATCCTCCCCATCAAACGGCTTCTGGAGCACCTCATGTTCGTAAGCAACAGTTGCTTGATATGGCTAGGGGTCAATGGATAGGTAATCAGGGTGTTGGTACTGATCCAGACGAAAAACAAACAAATATGATGACTCCGAATCGCTGGTTGTCTCTAACCATAGGACGTGCCCATAGCAGAACTCAAAAAGATGAAGAAAACAACTATGTTGAAAAGTTCTGGGATGGAGATGAACCTTCTAATGATTTTCGGGGGAAAGAGCGTTTGAGAACTGATAATGCTCCTACTAGTACAGCCAATAATGGCAATAGAAAAGCTTTGACATACGGTAATAACCGTTATCCCGCAGAGGATTCATGGGTAGATGATCATGTTCTGAGGGATTGGGACTATAAGATGCATTATGACGGGCGTAATCGGTATAGGGGGGCAATAAGATCTCTTCAATTGAGTTTGAAGGGAGGTAGGCCTGATATTTGGGATTTCAACATAACTTTTTCGGTAGTTAAGAATGAGACTATTATTAGAAATTTAGAGACCGAATAGGATTACTATTATAATTTTGGAGAAGTAGATTTATGGCTTTTTCAGGCACACGATTCCAACGGTCTGGGGGACGGATAGTAGACGGGACTGACACTGTTTACCCATCCAATCTGACTCTTAAAGGTTCAGAGGGGTGGATTACAGAAGATGCTCTTGTAACTGTCTCTATTTCAGATAGCCTTGGTTTGCGTGGTCGTGTATGCAGGGTCGCCATAAGTAACCCTCAGAATTTTAAAGACAATATCTATTCTGTGATGCACAGGGTACGAGTTTTAGATGAATTTGGGCTAGTTATTTTTTCTGGCAGGATAGTAGATATACGCCCAGAATTTGGTCGATCTGAATTACATATAACTTGCGTTGATTATCTGGGAGATATTTCTGATAGAACAGTTGTGGCTGATGGAGACGGTGGAAGCTATTCTGGGAAATCAAGAACTCATATTGTAAATCAGATTCTATATAACGAGACTTATCGAAACACGGCTCTTTCTTTTACTGTAAATTCGAACGTTTTTCTGGTTTATGTGGATCACATTAGAACTCTTTTATCCAGAGTAAAGACAGATCCATCTAACTATATAGAAAAATTAACCTCTAAGTATGCTACCAAGGATAACTGGACTGATGATAGTGTAAGCACGAGTGGCCCCGGTGCCCTTAATCCAGATACTCCCTTTAAGTACGACTATAGGGGAATAAAAACTGGATTAGAGGCTATCCAGGATCTGGCATCTGCTGATAATCAACAAGATTTGATGGTTCTGGGTACTGTTAGTGATACGTATGTGAGACCTGATTTAGGAATAAATCAGGCAACTACATTTACTCGTCATTGGAAAGATTTTACTGCCGACATAAACGAGGGTGAAGCGGCTTTCATACCCTTACATAATTCTGCTGCGTATAACATGTTGTACATAGGAAGTAATTCTAAATTCAATGGAGTTACTTATACGTTCCACCAACGTGGAAATTCTATGGAAGATAGTGATTATGGGTCAATGACCTGGCAGTATTGGGACGGAACTGCTTGGCACAATTTCACTCCCCATCATGATAATAATTTCGAGGCTATTGCTAATGATAACTATGGGTACACCGCTTGGGACCACACTCGTCTATATAACTGGCAACGACGGGATCTAGCAGCTACCAAAGATTTAGCTTTAAATTTTGGTGCGGGAACGAATTATGTATATGACACAAGTGCCAATACTGATAAGGCTACATCTAATATTAATAGTAGTGGTGTTTTGGTTAAGGGTGATGAGGTAGAGAGTGAGGGGTTTGATGAGGATATGGGGGTAAGTGCTGGAACCGCTCATGGTTTGGTAGACAGTACTTATAGATATTGGGTAAGAGTGGGAGTTGCTTCTATTACAACCCGGGGACGGATAGCAACATTAAAACTTTACACTGATCGATCAGATTCTACCGATTCCCGCAGGGGAATAAAGACTCTGGTCCGTGATTTTCGTAGTACGGATTCAGTATTCCCCGATGCTATTTGGAAATACACGACTCCTACAGATGCTGATATGGATGCTGGGGGGACGTGGAGTGATGAGGGGAGAAACACCTCAAATGTGAGAGTTTTGTGGAGTGATGGAAATTCCGAATCTTCTACTTTTTGTGCAAGTAGGCAAGAAAAGTGGTTCCTAGGTACTGAGGAGCCTCATAGTGGTTTTGAGCTTCATGCTACTCAAGGATCGAAACTCTCTATTTCTTTTATAGGAACCAGTACTGGCGACGACATTAAAATTTCAACCGATGATGTTCATGGATTGGCTACTGGAGATTATGTACTTATAGCGGGTTCCGATTGTGAACCTATAATTGATAATTTTTTGGGTAAAATCACCAACGATGCCGGAACTTCGGTTGATTCTAAGCCTTATGCGGTTACAGTTGTCAACACTACTACTTTCACCATAGACATAACGGCGAGTATAACTGGAGATTTGACGGTGACCGAGTCAGGTGAATCTGGTTTTGTTGTGACTGGAATACCTAATTATTCTCAATATTTGGGTTGGTATTATTGGGATGCTACTAATGGCGATTGGCAGAACTGGGATACTGGTAGTGCTGGTACGACTGCTACTATTAATGTTGATTCTTCTTCAGGTAATGGTCTAGATAGGGAACACTGGACATGGGATAGAGGCGCACCTGGGCCTATTCCGCATTGGTATGCTGAGGTTCGTTTTAATACTCGAACTATGGCTACTGGGGGTATGGCTGACAACATTAAAGAGGATTTCGGTATTAATACTCCAATGGCCCATTCTGGGCTGAATTTCGATCAGGATTACCGTGTTTCGCCCTTTGCTGGAGACTCTACGGAGTTTTTACCTTCAATCGCTGTAACCATTGCTAGTGTAGCTGATACTGGAGATACAACGAGGTTAACTACCTCCGCTGCCCATACTTTGAAGGTGGGTGATTGGGTAAAACTATCTAGTACAGGCACTACTCCTAAGATAGATGGTATTTATGAGATATCCGCTATAAATCAGGCCAGTGGCACTAATTTTGATATACGTGATTTAGCTGTAACTGGTACTGGAGCAGTGACATGTACTGGTTATACCTATCCTCCTAACGGTAAATCTTTATATTGGACAAAGATTCAATGGTTGACTCCTACGGCCCCTACTAATCCAGCAGAACTTGTCAGTATTCGTACTGCAGATCAGGCCCATTTGAAGTATTACGACAGGGGTAAAGAGCCTTGGAAGGTTAATAGGGGTACGGCAAGTACTTTTACTGCTACTGCTGCGGGTCGTTATGGGTGGGCTGGGACAGCTTCAAGCTGCCAAACACCACTAGATTTCTTTGCTATGCATGATGCAAGTACGAATCTGCTTGAGAGTAACTCTTTGAGCCTATCTGCGGTTTCTATGCTCAGTGGGAGTCATACTGATAGTGTAACTACTCTAACCTTAGAGTCGGGTAGTGCTTTTTATACTCAGGCTAATGCTGATTTCCCCACTACTGGCTCAGTAGAGCTATACGATCCAACAAATGGGACAAATGAAATAGTTTCTTACACTGGAGTAAGTAGCAATACTCTTACAGGGGTAGTACGGGGAAGGGATGGTACAACTGCAGTAGCTCATGCTGACAATACTATAGTCAGCAGCCATGTGAAGGGGAGAAATCAGCAGGTACGTTATTTTTCTGCTCACTCATTTACCGTCACAGATATAGCTATTTCCGATCCAGTCGATACTACGGCGACTATAACAGTTGGTCATAATATGGATCCTACTGGATCATATGCAGTAGAAACTTTTTCGTTACAGTCTGGGGATCAGGTAACGTTTACGGGTACTGATAGTACTCCAACAATTAATGCTCAATACACTATTACCAATGTTCTTACTCCGACAGAAGATAACACCTCTAAGTTCACCATAACTCATGGAGCAAATGTAACGGCGGTTGGTGGTGCAGGTACTTGTTTTGTGTTAAGTGGTTCTGGATTGGCTCTTTTCCCAACAGGTCAGGCTGCTGGGGATATGGCATTCTTTGGTGCTCACGAGCCATTCACCCAGCTTCGTTTCCATATATACAATGGAGCCAGTCTGACTTCTACCGCTGAGTTTGCTGTGACATGGGAATATTTTAATTATGCCTATGGTTGGAGTACCCTGCCGGACTTATTCGACGGAACTGATGGGTTTAAATGTGCCCCAGAGTCATTTGCAGAAGTCCATTGGAGCATGCCCAACAATTGGAGACCGGGGCAACCTGGAATGATAGACAACACCAGCAATACTGCTGGTGTTGATCATAGGGGAGATTGGGGGGCGGGTCAGACGGGATTTTATGTGAGGGCAAGAATATCCACTGATAGCGGTACTGTGGGAGTGGTATCTGCGAGACAGATTTTATATGGACCTAATAATTGGGACAATGTAACTAAGGATACTGGAACCATAACTGGGGTGACTGATACTAGGCATTCATCTCCTCAGAAGTACGGTCTGACTTTGTCTTCTGGTAGTTTGGCTGGAGACCATACTATTCAGATGCTTGGTTATTCGGTGGGTGATAGGCCGTCCGAGTTTGTGAATAAGGTAGTTGTACGTGGGCAGTCTGGTGCGTATGGGACTGCTGTAGATGATGAATCAGTCACTAATTTTCATGTAATAAGAGAGAAGAATTATTACGATACTACCATCACTAATTCTGTTCAGGCTGAACAACGTGCGAATAGGCTGTTAAATGCTCTTCGCCCTGGAGGGAGTATTGAGTCTATTAGAGAATGTCATGTTTCAACACAAAGTTGGCCTGTATATTCCTATAATGGTCATCCCCAGGCGGTTCAGGTTGGGGACCTTGTAAATATAGTGATTCCTATAAAAGGTATATATAACGAATCCTGGTTGCTTGCTTCTATAGCATATGATCCATTGGCTTCGGCGTGTCAGATGGTTCTTTATAGGGATTTAGATAGGGTCATAGAAGCGGGAGCAAGTGATAAGAAGGTTTTACGTGATCTCTCATCACGTACAAGAGAATTAGCCAGAGCATCTTTCACTACACTAGATACTGTAGTGGAACATGGCATGGATTTCCTCCCAGAGGGGCCGTCTAGGATAGTTGGACGTTTTTCATATGACCCTGTAGGAACATTTGGTAGTGTTGTTACCAGTGGGGGCGGTGCCAGAGAACAGGCCGACGACTACCGTTGGAATTTTAATGTTTATTCAGATTATGCGGCTGGAAAATCGGATCGAACTCAATTGAGAATTGATACTACCCAGGTTCGCCCAGATATTGTTGCTACTGGAACCAATGTTAGACAGGTTGATGGGGCTGGAATTACTCTATTGGGTAGGGAGCAGATAACGGGGGGCAGCAATGCTAATGATGCTGCACAGGAGGGATCTGGGTCTGGAGATAACATTGAGGGTGAGAATCTAAATGTTCCTTCTAATGCAGCAGAGCAGACTAGAAGGGATCATTTTTACCCAGAGGATAAAGAAGCGACCATATATCTCAGAACTCACGATCAAGCCGCAAATAGTGCGGGTTCTCAGCTTGGAAACGGTCTTTATGTAGCTCACAGGGGAATTTTTAACTACAGCGACTATGGGGATGATGACAATACTTCTACTTCGGCAGATGGGACGAGATTCCCAATTGACCTACATCATGAACTATTTGTAGGAGTTTCCGGGGTTGCTAGGGTTACCAACGGCAATAATGGAAAAGTTTCTCTATCTAAGATACTTCCTAATTTGAAATCTCGCCCCATGGTCTTTTTACAGGTTGAAACTAGCAGACATACGACCCAAGCTGGTTGTTATGCAGAGGTAGATAGCTGGGTCACAGCTACCGTAGATAGCAAGGTGGTATTCCAAGGTTTTAGGATAGCCGCTAAGACTGCCGATGGCACTGAGTATGATGAGACTGATGGATCTGGACTAAATATTATGTATCTAGTGGTATTTAACTCTTCTAGAGGTGGTAGGCATTACGATGGCGGACTTGCATAGAACGTTTCCTCAAAGGGTCAGTGGGGTTCGAAGGGTACGTCGCAAAGAGTACCCAATTGAGATGAGGGCGGCTAATTCTGCATCACAGTCCGCTGAGAAGGGTACGGAGTTATGGGACTCCCTGTATAAGGCAAAAATTCTGGAGTACAGGCTGGATAAAAAGATCTCAGTAATGAAGGATGCCGCAGATTCTATACGACTAAATGGATAAAAGAAGGTGCTTGACACGTGATCTAGCTTCAGGTATGATGCCCGTAACAAAACTTTAGAAATAGGCAAATTCGAGCACAACACATAATTGTGCTTCTATGCCGTAAATCAAAGAAAAGGCAACTATGCTAGAGCCATCTCAGGCTGAGAAGATACTACTCTCTTCGATTCAGACCCCTACCCACCTCTACTCTCTTCAGCAAAAGTATGGTATTACGTCTGAATCGTTTTTCTATTTCCAAGAACCAGCAAAATTTATTTTTGATTACATAATTGATCAGGGTTCTGCTCCCACTCCCACGCTAATCTCCTCGACTTTTGCGAATACGGCTACGCCGTTTGACCCCGCCCCCATAGATAATTTCGACTACATTGCACAGCAATATGCCACGATAAATACTCGTCAAAAAGCATACATGGCAATTGCAACTGCCCAAAAATGGCTCCAAGAGTCTCCTAATGACGGCGTGATGCTGCTCTCAAAGACTTTGGAGCGAATAGCAAAGCCAGATACCACCCATAGATCCTCTCTTGAACGTACTACTGAGAGTCGATGGCAGTCGTACTTGGCTAGAAGGGATGATGAAACGGTGAATCGGATAAAAACTGGAATACAACCGCTAGATGAGAACAACATCTGGCTACAGAAACAGCAATTAGTTGGCATTCAAGCTGACACTAAGATTGGTAAATCCTGGATAGCGTGGAAATGTGCTTCCCAAGCATTTGAAGAGGGGCATAAAGTTCTACTTATTAGCCCCGAATTATCGGCTTTGGAAATGGGCATACGCTCAGATGTAATTTTGTCTACGTTATTTGGATATACACTGTCGTATCAAGCTATACAGAGGGGTGATCCTTCGATTGGTGATGAGTATAAATCTTATCTAGAGTCTATTTCGGCAAACAAAGAAGACCGATGGATACAATACGACCAAGTTTTCAACCTGAAGCCATCTCCGTCAGAGTTGGACACGGTTATCACTCAAGAATCGCCTGATGTTGTAATTGTAGACGGTATATATCTATTGCGATCTGATGAGAAGTTAACTGCTGCGTGGGAACAAATTAGAAGCATTTCAATAAGTTTAAAATCTCTGGCGGTGAAACATAATGTACTCGTATATGCGACAAATCAAATTAATAGACATGGTGCTCAAAAAAGTCAGGACAATGATGGAGAACCGCCCCCGCCTACAGATACCGCATACGGTTTCGATTTTGCCCGGACTGTTGACATTCTCTTTGGAGTTGGGGCTAGATCGCTTGAGGACACAACTCGCAAAATTAATGTTCCACTTGCCCGGTCTGGGCCGAGCTTTAATGACAGCTTTGAGATCACCTTTGTACCCGATCAAGGCGACATTGGGCGTACAGTTTCAAGTGCTCCTCCGAATCTTATTGATAGTTCTGAGTGGTAGTCTTTATTTATCTATAGTTGGTTTTATTGTTTGGGGGTCATTTTGGATAGCGGGGGAGGAAAATATTTATTTGGGGATAATTGCAGGGACATTCTTTTTTAGTGTGTTAACACTAAGTGTGTCTCTTTTGATATTGGCAGTTTTGGGACGGGTGCAGAATGACAATACGTGAATTTCTCTCACAAATAGCTCAATTGAAAGTTGCTAAGTCAACTGGAGATGAGGTTCTGGCCTATTGCCCCTGGCATGATGATCAGAATGCGTCTCTAGCTATAAATCATGTCAAGGGCATGTTCCACTGTTTTTCGGGTTGCGTGAAGGGGTCTGGGGGGCTTCTTAGCCTGTTTGAGAAGTTGGATGAAACTGGAGTGGTGGCGAATAAGTATCTAACGCTGTTTGCAGCCGACATATCTAATTTCATGCCAGTAATTGATTTTGATCATGATGCTGATATTGAGTCCGATGACGGTTACGATGTGATGTCGTTGCCGTTAGCAGAGAAAAACGAGTATTTGATGGGACGAGGAATTACGGATGAGACTGTTCGTAGGTTTGACCTCCGATATCATGCCGATGATGACTGTATTGTTATACCGATTTGTATGAGAGGAGAGTTGATTGGTTATATTCGTCGCAATATAAGCTCTAATCCCAAATACCTAAATTCCAATAGTCTGCCAAGGGACATACTCATCTATCCGTTTGATTTGTTTGAACCTAACAGTAGCACGGTGTACGTTTGTGAGGGACCGTTTGATGCTATTAAGGCCCACCAATTAGGGCTTAGAAATACGGTCTGCACTCTGGGTGGAGTGATTTCTGACAATCAGTGTAGGTTGCTGGGAGAGTTAGGGAGTCACATAGTCCTATGTGTGGACAAGGATGATTCGGGTGTGCGTATCACCGAAACAAATACTAAAAAATTAGTAGGTAAATATGGGTTTTCTGTTGACTACACAACCGCTCCGGGACAGGCAAAAGATTTTGGAGATGCGGTTGATTTAAGTAATTTAAAAATCATAAGTCCATACGAATTAAAAGCAATAAACAGAGATCTGGAATACATAATAAGGAGCTAAAAATGCCATTGATGGATGAGTTTGAAAAAAGAGGATCTACTTCAAGAGGCGGCGGCGGTTCGAGTGCTAATCAGATGTGGATGCATGAGGTGCGCCCCAGAAATGTAGGGGAATTTGCGGTCATTAGATTTATTTCCCCATTTGGAAACCCAAAGGGGGGCGATACACCTAAAAATATACTGGCAGATGAATCATTTTATATGTACCACGCTGGTCAGAGTGCTGCAGGTAAGCGGTTCACGGATTATCTGTACTGCGGGGATCTGAACCAGGACTCCACGGGTCATGTGATTGAACCCAGTAAATGTCGCTGCCAGCTACTTGGGTATGATGAGCCGCCTTGTTATGTGGATGGAAAACCATCTAGGAATAGTAATGGTACTCCTGACGGATTTAACTCTGCGGTGAAACAGCGGTATCACTATTGGGTTCTGCACTACTATTCCTTCCATCTCTCTCAGAATCCAGCCGTAGATGAGAATAGTTCAGATTATAACGCTCCATGGGCAGTCTCTCGCAGAGAATCGGGGGAAGTGGATGTTTGGGACGAGATGCAGGTGGGCAGTAAAACATATTACAGAGAGACTGTCATGAAGCCGCAATTGTTGAAAATCGCCCGTCCTACAAGGGAGAGTCTACGTACTCATGCCGAGAGGTATGGAGATATAACTACCAAAGTCTACGAGTTCCACAAGCAACAGGATTCAAGTGGGCGGGGGTTTATTAACTATCCTGTGTTCCCAAGCGATATTGAGGTTCCTAAACTCGGCAAGGAACGTGTACAAGAGGCTATCAAAGATCTGCCTCGTTTAGACAGGATAGCCTCTGGTCAGATCCAGGGGCTAGATTTAGTAGCCTTTACGGTGGAAGACAAAGAGGCACACCAGGAAGCGATGGATAAGATTTCAGACTCTCTGCCTGATGTTTCAGAGGAAATTAAACAGCCAGATGAGTCGGAGGAATCTGATACGGGGACCGATCCGTTCTCAACAATGGGCAATACTGATACTGAAGTCCTTGAAGATTTTTAAAAAGGGAAATGAGGTAAAAATACTATGTCTAAAGTGAGTGTGACGTTAGGTTTGACGCTAAAGATGAACAGCGGCGGGGGTTACAACTTCTTCCGCCCGGAGATAACTATCTCAGATATTGAAACTGAGACGGATATCGCTCCTCAGATTGAGAGGAGTTTGGCTGCTATCAAGGAGGTGTGGGCAGCTATTGAAGAGAACATGGATACGATTGTGGATTCTTCTGAATTGGCTGAGAAGCCTTCGGCCTTGACAGAGATTCATCGACGTATAGCCGAATTTGAAGCAGATGTGAGCGAGTTGAAGACTCGACTTGCTGCTGGTGATGGAGCAGTCATGAGCGTATCTGACAGTGATAAGGATACAGATTGGTAAAAATAGATAGAACTCTTTTACATAGTAGCCTGAGCTACATCAACACCAATTCCAAAAAGCAAAAAAATGAGGCATTGGTGGGCCAGGTTTCTGATGGAATTTTACGGCTTTGGCAACCCGGATTCGTCCGAGTATGGGATGCCATACCTGTGGAAGAGTCGGAGCCTATGTTTTTCACAGTTGAATGTGACAAGCTCACTAAGATTGTGAATGCCTGTACCAGTAGTGTTATTTCGATGTCTGTCAAGGATAAGAAATTAAATATTTCCTTCGGTAAATCGAGAGTACGATTACCGTTTCTTGAGAGCGTGGAAACTGGAGTTGATCCTCCTCCCGACACTGTAAGTCAGATTGTGGTTGGGAACGATTTTATACACTCTCTTAGCCAGGGTCTGAATTTCTTGGCTAGAACTGAGCATGCTCCGGCTCTTACCTGTTATTACGTTTCTCCTTTATCCTCTGGATTGTTGAGGATAACTGCGAGCGATGCGATGAAATTGTATATATCAGACCTTGAGTATGATGATGCTCAAACGTTTGAGTCCTTTTTGCTCCCTAGGGAGTGTGGACTCCTCATGACCAAGATATTTTCTAGGTCTAAAGAGATATCTATAGGTCTTACGGAGAGGGGAATATTAGTTTTGTCCGAGGTGGGGAGTGAGAGAGTCGTAGTTTCTCCCCCTTACAGTGGGAAATATCCAGATATGTCCAGATTGATAGATGAATCGTCTGATAAACTTTTTAAGGCCAATAAGAAAGAGCTTCAGAACATGCTTCAGCTTGTCAATATTACATCAGATATGAAGCAGGTCAGATTTAGTCAGGTGAATAGTAGTTTGGAACTGTATGCTACTAAGTCTCAGATTGAGACTGATTTGGTGCTGAACAATGTGGAGATTTTCAAGGAATTTGACGACATGAACTTCAATGCCGAGTTTTTTGGTGCGTGTGTAGCTGCGGTGGATGGAGATGATGTAATTATTAGCAACGCCAATGAACGAATGAAAGCATACAGGATTGACAATGACGAAAGACAAGAATCCTATTGTCTCGTCCAAGCCCTATCAAGTTGAGAATCTTGATCTTTTAAAGACTGAGATTTTAAACAGCCATGATGATTATGTGGCGGTGGACACTGAGACTTCGGGATTAAATTGGACAGTAGACAGGGCGTTCGGGGTAGCATTTGCCTGGGATGACCGATCTACCTTTATTAGAAACTCTACGTTTGGCGTAGAGAAGATAGGCATTCTCCTCAGGGATCTTTTTGCCTGTGATGGCAAGACTTTCGTCTATCACAATGCAGAATTCGATTTGCATATGATACGGGAAACTTACGGTGTTGCTCCCTCCAAGAATGTTATTGATACGCTACGTGTTTCCCATTTGCTCAACTCTTCTACCAGCAATGCCTTGAAGACGTGGGGAGAGGAGAACTACGGCATTGCAGCTACATATCACGAAGATTTGGTATCTGAGTATTTGAAGCAGTACAAATTAAAGAGTTATGAGCATGTTCCTGCGGAGGTGATGGATCCATATGCAGCGAATGACACTGTTTTAACGAAAGCTCTTGCCTATAAATATGTACCTGTAGTGAAGAAACAAGCTGGAAGATTATTTGATCTGGAAATGAAGTTGATCCCTGTGGTAATGGATATGGAACGAGAGGGTATCCTGATTGACCAGGAGTACATACAGGAGCTACAACAACGGGTTGTAGACCGTCAGAGAGGTCTGACCGATCAAATATATAAGGTAATTGGAAAACCTATAGATATAGGGTCTAGCAAGCAGCTAGGGAATTATTTCTATGATCGTTTGAATATAGGTAAATCAATCGATAAAAAGAATAATAAAAGTGTCTTTATCACAGAAAAAGGGAATTGGTCTACAGGTGAGAAGGCTTTAAAGGCTATCAGGCATACTGAGGGGTCCGTGGTAGCTCAGTATTTGTTGAAATGGAGAGAGCTTGAAAAGGTAAATAATACTTATTTACGTTCTTATCTTAGGCTTGTCCATAACGGTAGAATCCATGCTCGATGGAATGCATGCGGCACTATTACGGGGCGATTTTCTGGATCTAATCCAAATCTTATGCAGGTTCCTAAGGATCCCAAGATTCGTAGAATATTCATTCCAGATGAATTGTTTATAGACATGGACTTCAGCCAGATTGAATTGAAATTGATGGCCCATGTTTCCAAGCAAGGCAGTATGATTGATGCTTTTGTTGCTGGACATGATATGCATTCTTATACTGCGGCTCAGATACTGAACAAGCCCATAGACCAGATAGACAAAGATAGCAATGAGAGGAAAGTAGCCAAGGCCATTAATTTTGGGGTTATTTATGGCATTGGAACGAAGGGTTTAGCCGATCTTGCGGAAATACCAATGAGTTCAGCCAAAAGGTATTTGAATGTTTATTGGGATAGTTATCCGAGTATAAGATCATATTTTGATGAGCAAAAGGCATCTGCCGAAAAGAATGGGTATGTCCACACATTATTTGGTCGTAGGATTTCAGTGACCGACAGATTCCACGCTGCTCCGAATTATGTCATCCAGGGGACTGGGGGAGATATGATGAAGTTGAGCCTCTATAAGGCTTGGCTTTACGTGAAGAGTGTTGGTGGGTCTATACGGAACACTATCCACGATCAAATTTTATATGATGGGATGGATATCAAGCATGTGGAGCCTCTTCGAGAGATAATGCAGGATTATAGTTTTTCGATGCCTATAACAGTAGACGTTCAGACTTCCAAGAAAAGCTGGGGAGATTTATATGACAACTAAGAATAAAACAGGTATTCAGGATATAGTTAAAGTAATCAATAAAAAGCTGAAGACAAATATATCTATAGGGGACTCTGAATCCCTAGAGATTAAGCGTATAGAGACTGGTATCCCTCCCTTTGATCAAATGTTGGGTGGGGGAATTCCTCGACAATCGGTAACTGAATTTTTTGGGTATCATGGTAGTGGCAAGACATACATAGCTCAACGAATAATGGCCTATGCACAGTCTCAGGGGCTTCGGTGTGGTTTTGTTGATGCAGAATGGGCTTTTGAGCCTATATGGGCTGAGACAATAGGTCTAAAAACCGAAGAATTAATTGTTTCCAGACCTCACACAGGAGAATCTGCTTTAGATATCTTGCTGGCTCTTTGTGAGAGTGGATTGGATTTGGTAGTTTTAGATTCCATCGCTGCTCTTCTCCCTACGGCTGAGGCTGAGGGGAGTATGGAAGATATGCAGATGGGTCTTCATGCACGTTTGATGAATAAGATATTTCGAAAACTTCCTATAGCTATGAGTGCTACAACTCCAGGCACTGCCGTAATCATGATCAATCAGATTAGGGCGGGATTGGGAGGATACATAACTAAAGAATCATTGCCGGGGGGCAAAGGGCAAGAGTTCTTTAGTAGAATTATGGTACGTATGGCGAAGGGTGAGTCTATAGGAGACAGGGGATTCTACATTAAGATGAGAACTCCCAAGAATAAAACTTTTAAGCCCCTGCAGGAATGTTTGGTTCCTTTTTATTATGATGGTCAACAAAATCCCACATACGAGTTATTCTCTACGGCTCTTGATTTGGGGGTTATAGAGCGTAGAGGGGCCACGTATACTTTTAATGGGATTAAGGCTATAGGTAAGGATAACTTTGTTTCCTCTATGAAAGATAACAAAGATTTGTATGAAGAAATTAAAACACTGGTAAGGAGTAAGGTATGACTACTGAGAGGGATGTTGCGAGTTTAGCTGAGGATATTCAGACCATGGTGGGATCCTATACCTCTTTCATGGAGGGTATCGCATTACAGGATTCAGAACTAGCCTGGGAATTAGCCGAGAAGTATGCCGATAGATTGAGAGACATGACACGGGAGGCTTTTGCTGATCTTGCATCGGAAGCTAGTGAGGGTCTTAGGAAGCCAGCCAAGAAGAAGCGTAGGAAGAAGGCATCAAAAGTCTCTGAGGTAGCTCCAGTCGATACTTCCAATGCAGTCCCTATGGGGGCTGAGGAATTGCCAGAGAACCCAGGTTCTTTGCTTTCCCAGATACAGGATCCCGATCAAGTTGATTTAGCTCTAGATAGGTCTATGCGGGAGCAGACTATAACTGAGCGATCCGAGGGCAGGGAACCTCCTAGTACTTTCAATCGTAATAATCCAACTATGAAACGTATACCTAACAGTGAGAGATGATGCTTTTAAGACTGATACTAAGCATCAGCTACTCATAAATAAGTGGATAGAAGAGCTTGGTATAGGAACAGTCATTGAGCAGCCGTTTGGTGCTTATTCTGTGGACATATTTATTCCAGATTTAAATCTAGGGATAGAAGTGGATGGTCCTTATCACCTGAAGAAACGTGATTTAAAACGGGATGAATATCTAAAACAGGCACATGGTGTTGATATCTGGAGAATCCCCATCAAAAAGATGGGGGCCGGGTATAAAGATAAATTTTTATCTAGACTAATGATTAGAGTAGAGGAGTTGGATAGCTAAATGCCTTTAATAGATAGTGTTTCAAATTTTCAAAAACATTGGTTAGAGCGAACTTTTGATGAGTATGATCAGACAACTCAAAGAGAGCCGAAGAAGAGAGATTATTTTACTCCGTCGAATGCCCATTGGTGTCCCAGAGCTATTTGGTATCACTCTATGGGGTATGAACAAGATCCTATTGAGGCCAATTCTCTGAGACGTATGGGAGTTGGAACTGTTTATCATGAGTTCCTCCAGGAGAAGCTAAAAAAAGCTGGAGTACTTGTGAGTATGGAGGAAGAGGTCACCTGGGATGATCCTAAGATCGTTGGTCACTATGATGGGATTATAAAAAATCCTGAGACTGATGAAGATTTTCTGTTGGAGATAAAGAGTAGATCGGATAATAAAAGAGCGGTGAATTACTTACCTCGTGCAGAACATATTCTTCAGTGGAATCTGTATTCTGCCATGACTAAAGTTGTTAAGGGGATCATTTTCTACATCAATAAAAATACTCAGGAATATAATATCTATGAGACTCAAAGGAACGATCAAATCATAAGTAAGGTGTTTAAGAAGTTGAGGAAAATACGAGACTATGTGAGTCGTGGTGAAATAGTACCTTACCAGCCCAAGGAAAATCACGATTGGTGCAATTTTAAAACTACATGTGAAAGAGATTTTTTTATAAAGGGGAAGTAGATGAATCTGGATACTTTGCAGGTAAAGGCAAAGGAAATAGGACAGGGGCTGGAGAATTTTCCAGAACCTAGTATTCCCCTAGACGGGGATTCGTATGAGTTCCCTAATAATGCCGATAATTTGAGTGATGAACAACTTGATTCATGGTTGATGTTTTTTGGAGCTTGGCGTGGATATGTCATCAATCAAATTGCTCAGAGGGACGGTGAGGTCAGTTTATTGGGGGAGGGATTTGATTTGATGATGTCTTCTAAGTCTGCTGATCTTGAGGCTGTAGCTACTAAACGACTTCTTAAAGAATCCTTACGAGGAACTATACTCAATGAGAATTCAGACTTATTGAATTTGAGTAAAAAGATAATGGTTCTCAAGGCCGAATTAAAGGTTTTAAAGGGTCGTTTGAGCTTGTATGATGTTCAATTTGAAGCTATTTCTAGGGTCATTACTCGTCGTGGGCAGGAACGTCAAAGGGCATGAAGAGAGTTTACGGTATAGATATTTCCACCTCAAAAATAGCCGTTGCACGTCTAGTCGATAGTGATTTTGATGTGATAGAATTCCGAGCACGATCACGGTCTTGGGAAACAAGACTAGCTCAATTATATAAAGAGTTCTTCTCTTACGTAGAGAAGGAAATAACCTCGGATGACTTCGTGTGTGTTGAAGATATACCGATGGTTCAGAATAGAAAAGGTTTGATTAAGTTAGTCCATGTTTTGGCTATGTGTCGTGTTGTTTTCTTTCATCACGACATAGATTGTTTCCCGGTTAATGTGAGCACGTGGAAAAAGGATGTCGTGGGAGATGGTAGGGCAGATAAAGACAAGATTAAAATGATGGCGTTGCAGATTTTTGGTAAGAGCATTGGAAAGTATTCTCAAGATTCTATTGATGCTCTTATGATTGCTAAGTGGGGCCAATTGCGTTTTAACTCGATAGGGTAAAATTTTAAAGGAGAGGGTGAAATGACTGTTGGTACTACTGGCAATTTTACGGAGAATGCGGTTTCGGTATTGGAGAAAAGATATCTTCTTAAAGACGGTGAGGAGACGGAGTCTCCAGAGAAAATGTTTTCACGTGTATCAAAATGTCTATCTGAGGTAGAGAGTAATTATCGTGTATCAGGCAAGGAGATACGTGAATTAGAGAAGTCATTCTTCGAATTAATGTGGAGTTTGGATTTTGTGCCGAACTCCCCTACGTTGATGAACGCTGGTACAGGCCAAGGTACTTTGAGTGCTTGCTATGTTTTGGACATAGATGATTCCATGGAGGGCATCACTACTACTATCAAGGATCAGGCTTTTATTGAAAAGTTTGGTGGTGGAGTTGGGTTTGCTTTGAGCGGCATTCGGCCTAAAGGTAGACCAATTACTACCACCCAGGGGGCTGCTTGTGGACCCATAGCCGTTCTTCGTGTTCTTTCTGAAGTAGGCAATCTTATCACCCAGGGCGGTAAACGTGCTGGTGCCCATATGGCTATCATGAGTGTTTACCATCCAGATATAGAAGAGTTTATAACTTGTAAGAATGTTGAAGGCCGTATAGATAATTTCAACATATCCGTTGGGGCTGATTCGAATTTCATGGAAGCAGTGAAGAATGATCAATATATAAACTTTACCTGGCCTCTAGATAAGAATAGATATTATGAGGATCAGCTTGATGCTGATCGTAAACAACCGGGAAAATCTATGAAGGCTCGTGATTTATTCAACAAGATTGTTTCTGGTGCCTGGAAAAATGGAGAACCGGGCATGGTCTGGTTAGATAGGATTAACGAAGACAATACTACTCCACAGATTGGCAGAATAAATGCCACTAATCCTTGTGGGGAGCAGCCTCTTTTATCTGGGGAATCTTGCAACTTAGGGAGTATTAATTTAGGAAATTTCTATTTAGAAAATGAGGGAGGTTCTTATGGTTTTGATAGTAGTAGATTCGATGAAACTGTAAAGCTCAGTGTTCGTCTACTAGATAATGTGGTTGATGCTAATAATCATCCCACCGATAAGACTCGTGAGATGAACAAGCTTACTCGAAAGATAGGTCTGGGAGTTATGGGGTGGGCTGATTTACTTACTAAGTTGGGAATTCCATATGATTCAGAAGAGGCTCTTGAACTCGGAAATTTGATTGCTAGCAATCTTAAAGATACTGCTGACAAGGAAAGTTCTCGTTTGGGTAAATTAAAGGGCAATTTCCCCGCTTTTGATGAATCTACACTGAATAAGAAGAATGGGGGCAAATGGGATTATATGAGAAATGCCTGGAGGCTTTCCATTGCCCCTACTGGAACCATAAGTATGATTGCTGATGCTTCATCAGGTATAGAGCCTCATTTTTCTCTTTCCTATAAGAAGCACAATATGTCTTCTCAGCTTGAAAATACAGAGTTATATTATATAAATAAATATTTATTAGATTATGTACCTGACGGGTTGGATGTAGATAAATATCTTGGATCGGGTAAGGCATTGATTGATTTTGTTCCAAATGATAGAAAAAATCATTTTCGCACTTCTAATGATATTACTCCTGAATGGCATGTAAAAATGCAGTCAATTTGGCAGCATCATGTTGATAGTGGGATCTCCAAGACTATAAATATGCCTTTTGAGTCCTCTGAGGAGGACGTAGACAAGGCGTATAGATTAGCTTGGTCTTCTGGGTGTAAGGGCATCACTGTCTACCGAAATGGATCTAGACAGAAAGAGGTACTTGTATCTACAGAGCTTAATATAGGTGCGTCGGATACAGATGGGCTTTTGCCTATTCAAGTATCGGTTAATTTTGATAGACCTGAGGTTTTGGATGGTCAGACTTGGAAAGTACCTACAGGGCATGGAAATATGTACGTCAATTTAAGTTTCCATGAGAATAGACTTGTGGAGTTATTCGCTAATGTAGGGAAGAGTGGGGCCAGCACAAATGCACAGATAGAGGCTTTGGGTAGAGTAATCTCTACGGCGTTACAGCATGGTGTACCTGCCCCTGATTTAGCTAAGCAGTTGAGAGGAATTAATTCAGATAAACCTGTATATCATAAAGGCAGATTGATACGATCCACGCCTGACGCAATTGCTTGGGTACTTGATCAGGTGTCTGATAAGGTTCAAAGCAGCACTGATGTTCAACATAGTTTCCAAGAGAGTGTAGAGCCTATTTTTATGTCGGAGGATAGGGTGGAGTGTCCAGATTGCGATAGCGATTCTATGGTGCAGGAAGAAGGTTGCATGAAATGCTATTCATGTGGATATTCTGCTTGTAATTGATATGTTAAGAAATAAAAAAGCTTCAGTTGCCGTTAGTAGTGCTATAGTAGTAGTTATGGTTGCGGCAGCGGGATATTGCATTGCTAAAAGGTTAGATGGTTGGAATAAGTCTAAAGATGAATTAGGAGCTATACCGTGGGATGTGCCAAAAGAGTACACGTCTTGGAAAACTTTTTTTAGGAATCCAAAAACAGGGCAGATCTAAAGCATCTATTTTAAGGGGTTAGACAATGGGATTACTCAGTTCTATAACTAAACTTTTTCAGAAAGATCCCCCGGTAAGTGAGTGTTGTGTGGATGGGGTATGCGTCTGTTCGTCTGATGGAGATGATCTGGTTTCAGATGTTACTGTAGCTACCACCACTGCTACCTCGGCGGGTGTTGTTACGATTTCTACAGATACTGATGTTCCTACTTCCACATCATCTACGCCCAGTACTGTAGAGTTTACGCCCCAATCTGTTGCTTCTGCTGATGAAATAAACATAGCACTGGAGACGGCTGCTGAGGCCGATAGGGAAGCAGCAGAGAATTATACTCCAACTCCTCCACCTGCTGCTCCACCAAAGAAGAAGAGAGCTAATGCTAAAAAAGCCAGTTCAAAATTGAATCGTAAATCAACTACTAGAAAGAAGAAGAGTTGATGGTAGAGATATATACAAGTATGGGTTGAGGTCCCTGCCACATGACGAAAGCGTGGCTTTCGGGCAAGGGAATCTCTTTTACTGAATTTAACATTTCTGTGGATATGGATGCTGGTGCACGTCTGCGAGATTTGGGGTACAGGTCAACACCAGTAGTTCGCATAGGAAATGAGTTTATTGTTGGCTACAGTCCCCAAAAACTTGAGGCTGCTTGCAATACATATGGGCTATGACTCAAGAAAAATATAGACTATCTGAGATTCTGACCCTTCTTGCCTCTACAGAGTATCTATATAAGCAGGGGATAACTTCTCACGTCCCCCCAGAAAAACGCTACTACCACCCTGAAGGGAAACATACAGGACCCAGGGGTGGTCGTTTTTCTATTATTGGGGTAGAGACAGATCCTCATGGAAATCCACTTGGTCAGCCCGTTCCCACTCTGGCTCCGGGCATGGAGAATGAAAGTGTACGGGCCTGGATAGAGAGGGATTCCGAAGCTCAGCATGTTCTAAACACCCTATCTCAGTACGGCGATCCCTATGTGGTCGGTGGGGGCGTTAGAGATGCATTACTCGGAGTACCAAGTAAAGACGTAGATATTGAAGTTTATGGTTTGACCATCGATGAGCTATCAGACATTGTCCAAAAGGATTTGGGGGGCAAGCAGAATCAGGTAGGCAAGATCTACGGTGTATTCAAAGTTGGGGATTTTGATATCTCCCTACCTAGGACTGAGACTAAGGTTGGAGATAAGCATACCGATTTTGATGTGGAGCCTAACCCTAATTTATCTCCAGAATTAGCGGCTAGACGTAGAGATTTTACGATCAATGCGTTGATGTACGATTATAAAAATGACAAAGTGTTGGATTTTTTTGGGGGCATACAGGATTTAGAAGCGAAACGTATCAAACATGTAAGCCCGGAAACCTTTGTTGAGGATCCACTCCGTGTTTACAGGGCTGCACAGTTTGCTTCTCGGTTTGATTTTTCTATAGATCCATCTACCCAGGAACTGGCTCGTTCGATGGATTTGTCTGAGATATCTAATGAGCGGGTTTTTGGGGAATTCGAAAAGTTATTATTGAAGTCCCCTACCCCATCTACAGGTATACAGGCACTGGATGATATGGGAGTGCTGGATACCCAGTTCTCAGAAATCTCTGCACTGAAGGATACTCACCAACGTAGTGATTACCACGCTGAAGGTGATGTATTTATTCACACTAAGATGACTCTGGATAAAGCAGCAGAGATTATCCAACGTTTTCCAGATGAAAAAGATAAAACCATTATCATGCTGGCTGCGTTATGTCATGACCTGGGTAAGCCTGAGACCACTACCTCAGATGGTAGGGCTATCGGTCATGAGGCAGCGGGTGTTCCCATAACAGAGGAATTCCTGGGCAAGTTAACTAATGACAGGGACATCTTAGCCACAGTTCCCTCTCTAGTTGAGAATCACCTCAAGCCTCTTCAATATCATCGAGACGGGGCTTCAGATGCCGCTTTCAGGCGATTAATCAATAAGCATGGGACTGAGTACCTAAATCTTCTTTCTGCTGTGTCTGAGGCCGATGCAAGTGGAAGATTAGTTAAAAATCCTGATGGTTCGATGACTGAGCATGGAAATGAGGAGAATGTTTGGTTCCGGGATCGAATTAAGCAGGTTTCTGAGGCTGGTGGATTAAAAGAGGGGAAGATAGCTCCCCTTCTAACAGGCAATGATCTGAAGGGTCTTGGCTTTAAAGAAGGGCGTGAGCTTGGAGACATCCTTCGTGATGTTCAAGGGCAGCAGGAAGAGGGAGAGATAGCTTCTGCTGATGAAGCTTTGGATTACGTTAGAAATAAGTATCAATTTGCTACAGAGCATTTATCTAAACAGGGAATAACTCCGTCCCAAGAGTGGACTTCAGGATTTGTTCCACCTGAAAAACGTTTCTACCATATGGAAGGCACCCATACGGGTCCTAGAGGCGGCAGATTTTCTATCATAGGTACAGAAGTAAATGAACATGGTGATTCCTTAGGTCAACTTTCACAGGCACAACCTCCTGGCCCTCATGATATAAGCGAACTTCCGATGCCCCCTCAGCAGGGTAACATCCTTCCACAGCCGGAAGATGCTGTTATTTCTTCAGAAGCAGAAGAACGAGAGTGGATTGAAGATAATATTGAGTATGATTGGAGTATGGCTGATGAGGGAGAGGAAGTTGCTCGTGTTATATGGGGGTCAAAGGCTGGAGATACTTTAGAAGTATATGATTTAGACAGTGTGGGATATGCAGATGGGCCATCCGGGCTTAGAGGCATACATGTAGGTGATCCAGATTTTTGGAGACAGCAGTTACAAGATGATTATGGATTAGATGCTGCTGACGCACAGACCATAAAAATACGTACTGAGGAGGGAGATGCGTATTTACCTGATCAGCAATATAACATACCTCCCGAAGTTGGAGAGGCTGGAGAGGCAAACGTATTAGTCACAAAACGTACTCAGCTAGAGTACGGTAAAGATTGGGTGTTTGAGGGGGAGAGTTTTGAGCCTAAGCCTCAACAGGC